TTAGTAACGTAGCTGCTCTTCAGGAACCTTGATTTTATTTATTTCAGCGCGTAACTCTTCCAATGTCCTGTGGCCATATACAGTTTTTTCTACATCGTTCCCCAAGCTGTGTCCCATGATCATATGCTTGCTCAGTTCGTCTATCCTGTACTTGTCCGCAAGCCATGAAAAAGTATGCCTGCAGTCATGCGGGGTATGTTTTTTCCCATTGGCCAAAAGAGGAATCCCTGCAACGCTAAGGGCTTTTGCAAATCTCCTTTGTGTGTAAGTGCCTGGGGAGTAGTGGTTTTGGTCAAATTCTTTCAAAAATTCAGATATGCTGTCGTGTATGGGGACAGTTCGTTCTTTTCCGCTTTTGGTTTTTAATCCTCCGATGCAGTACCTTTCTTTGATATTTATTTTCACTTCCTTTAACTCGCTTACACGGTATCCAGTGTAGATGAGAATTAACGCGATCTGTACGTCTTGATCACTGGCGTGCTCCCAGAGCATCTTAAGATCATCTTCCGTGAAGGGTTCTCCTGATTCTATGTTATTTTCAACGGGGATTTTAACATACTGGGCGTAGTTCGTTGTTACGATACCGTTTTCGATGGAATACTTAAATATTTGGTTGAAAAGTTTAAGGATCGCCTGGTGCGTTCCATATCCTTTCTCGCATTGGTTTAAAACATCCTGCATCTCGCTTTTGTGAATCTCGGATAGCCTCATGTTAAGAAGGGGGCCACAATAATGATATGCCATTTTATAGGCCCTCATGCTACTGCTTGCCTTCTCAATCATTCCAAACTTTTCTTTCCACCAGAGCTGGTAAATCTGCTCAAAGGTCATCCCACGCTTGTCAGCAGGAATCAAGTTATTTCGGTAGTCCCGGAGCGCGTCGTATGCCTCCTTGTAAGTCTTATAGCTTCCGATCTGCTTCTCCATGACTGGGGAGCCGGTTTCCGTAAATTTTTTGCATGGGGGATAGGCAATAAAGGGGCGCTTCCTTCCGTCTTTCCTCTCTTTAATGCTTCCTTCGCCGTTAGGCAATTTCCGGTGGCGGTTCTTAGGCTTTCTATTTTGCGCTCTAAGAAGCTTTCCTTTTTTCAACGCTAAATTCATAGGGTATCCACAAGCCGGGCAGGAAATGGCTTTATCAGAGACGCTGTGGCCACATTCCGGGCATTCTATAAGCATGGTCATCCCCTCCTTAAAATTGGTGTAAAAATTATAGCAAGTAAAACGGGGCGATTCTGACTCGTTTTACTTGCAGACTGCCTCCAAAGATGATAGAATAAATTTGGATTAGGTATCACCTCTGGATATCGATCAAAGCCGTTCGGTGCTGGTAACACCGGGCGGTTTTTCCATGTGATAAGTTTGCTGCGGAACCACAGATATCATATCCCGTATTCCGTCATCAGCTGGGCCTGGAATGCAGGGTCATTTGTGGAATGTTCCAGGCCTTTTTCCTGCGAGAGATGAATAGTCTCGGTGGCCTGCTTTACAGGGAATCAATTTCGGCAGCAGAGAATCCTGTAATTTTCGAAATGGTTTCGCTGCGGATTCCTTCCTTTTTCATGCTACGGGCAATCTCGATATTCTGACTATATTTTCCAATTTCAATACCGCGCTGTTCGCTGATCTCAATGCCGCGCTGCTCCGCTTCAAACATCATTTGGTTATGATCCCGGATAGCCTTTTCCCGCGCTTCATATTCCAGGCGCTTTTCCTTGTCCTGGCTGATCACCTGCAGTATCCGCAGGGCATATAGGGTATTGGAATCATATTTATGAAAAACAGTTTCTTCGATATTGTCCCAAGGACGGCCAGGAAAATGCTCCAAAATTAAATTCCAGAGCGTGTTTGTATCGGGTTCATCCATGAAAGAAGCGGCAATAATAATCTTTTCTTTTAGGTTATTCATGGAATTCATCACTTTCAAGGTTGTCTCCTCCCCCTTTTTCTGGCGGAAGCAATTTGGAAAACTCACTTTCCTTCATGCCCGCCTTTTGGGCACCAACAGAAACAGGTAAGGCGCCGTCCAGCACAAGATTCAAAAGCGTTTGTAATGTCCCACGCTTTTCGCCAATTTCAATGCCGCGCTGCTCCGCTTCGTACATTCCCTGGTTATAGTCCCGGACAGCCTTTTCCCTTGCCTCGTATTCCAGCCGTTTCTGCTTGTCCTGACTAATAATCCGCAGTTGCTGGTACGCACTTTCAATATAGGTGTTTTTCCCCGCAAGCATATCAAATTCCTCCTTCCGCTCTGCGCTTATGAATTTTGCCCACAGCTCCAGTTCGGTGCAGTCCTCCTTTAACATCGTCGGGAGCTTTGGCAGCTCAATCACATGAAATTCCATCTTGTCAGTATATATGAAGTTCCTGGTATCTTCCCTGATATGGAAACAGGAATAAAAATCTGTCTCATCTTTGAAAAGAATGAAGTCCAGTATGCTGATGCTGACACACTTTTTCAGTACATTGTATTTCTGGCCTTCCTCAATTTGGTCCGCGTACATTTTAGCAGCATAGAACAGGGAACGGTCAGGCCAAACCAGAAGATCGGAAAGCTGGATTTCCGTGTCAATCACGGTATCATTGTTCATGAGTATGCGGACATCGAGGATTCCAAGTTTGTCATCTTCATGAATTTTCCGTAGGTAAGGGTTTAGGATAAGTGTTTTTTTAATGTCTTCCGGCTTCAGGTGTAGCACCGCAGACAGGAAGCCGGTGCGGGCTTTTTCGTCTTCCATGATTTCCTTGAAGGCGAAGTCGATCTTTGGTTTCATTAAAAATTCGTCCATTGTTTTTTCTCCTGCTTGTGATATAGTTTATATGAATCGTTTATTTCCTGGCAGTTAGTCTAAAATGCAGATAAAAGGAAGGAGTGGTAAGGGTGAAAAAAATTATAAATGGACTGCACCATAAATTGGATATTTTTTCTATTTCGCTGCTGCTGTATTGCAGTAGTGTGCTGTTTCTATTATGGGTACTGAACTTTATAAATAATGACTTAATCCGTGTGGCGCTGTCGCTTGGCATTTCAGTCCTGCCCTGCAGGAGGAAGGTCATCATTGCGGTCAATCAGGCTCTCCATACTTTCTTCAGGATAAATAGGTAACTTATCTATTGCCTGTTTCAGATGAAACATGAGTAGCGAAAGGACAACAAGGTAGTTTTGGCTACGATAATAATTCTGCAATGTTAATACTGAAATCTTCATAAATGCATACGGGAATATCATCCTCAAAACTGTATTGGTTTGAATTTTTTTCGTGCTCAAAGTCAAATACCATAACAGTGTTTTTCTGTGGGTTCACGATCCAGTATTCGCGAACGCCTGCAGTGCGGCATTTAAAAAGTTTAATGCCATAATCATGTTGTGGATTAGATGGGGAAGTGATCTCATATTTCCCTTTCAAATTCCCGATCACTTACCCCATACAGACAATGTTGTCTGGTTCATGTATAGGGATGTTGGGAAAACCATGGTTTCGGGAAAGTAGTTTCTTTTTGCCGTACTTTTTTTACATGTGCTTTGTTGTCAATTGTGTTGGATATATTCTGTTCCATCCAATATAAGGGAGAAGATATCATCATTCTTAGCCTTTATCTGAAAATTTAAGGTGCTTTTTACATTGAAGGCATTTGTGGTGGTAACTGATGACTGAATAATAACAATACCATCTTCTACGGCGAAGGTCCATCCGCTGATCGAGGGAAATTCGGCAGTATCTGGATAATTAAGGAGTGATTTTATCATAACTTGGGAAGTAGCCTTGTATGTATTTCGATCATCAGAATTAACATAATAATCAGTAATTTGAGACACCACATTTCCCTCTATGTAAATTTCATTATTGTGAAAATAGATAGACTCTAATTCTTTTGTATTGTTGTTGACATAAACAACTATTCTGTAATCAAAATTTCTATAAACAACTGTTTCAGAATCATCCAACCAATATGAGGTACTCTCATCTCCCTGCTGAATTGTTTGCACGCGGGCAATTTCACCTATTCCGCATCTGTCAAAAATCTCAAGCATGGAAGCTTCCTGATCAGCATTTAGTTCAAGTTTTTTTGCAAGCAGAGATTTTTTCTCGTCCTTTTCTTGATTTTGGCTTACATTTTCTTGATTTTGGTTTACACTTACATAAAAGCCCAAGCATAAGACGAGGACAAAGGCTAACATTAAAAATAACCATTCACGTTTTTTTTCTTCCGTCTAAGTGTGTCTTGTTGTTTTGTGTGCAAAGGGTATCCGCAACTTGGGCAATTTTGCGCCTTGTTACTGGCTTTTTTCCCACATTCGGGACATTTTATTAGTGCCATAGTGAATTCTCCTTTTTGAATATTCTATTTTTACTGAAGTAGTTCCATAATACAGAGATGCGGCTCAAAATAGATTACATAATTATCTATTTGTTTGGATATTCCGTATTTATTTCTGTATGTGGTAAGTGCTTCATGTAAAAATTCTTCTGTTACATCTAAGTATTCTGAAACCTCATAACTGTTTTGGCATCCGTGCCTGTAGGCCGCTACAAGGCCGGATAAACCAATTTTTTCGTTATACGCCCAAAGTCTTGCACGATATTCTTGCTTTTGGTTTTCTGATTTTTCCACGTTTAAGATGTCTCCAGCTGTGGTATAGTAATGCCCCAATTCTTCTGCAAGTACACAAGTTTTTTCCATTGTTGTTTCCATATCCTGGTTTAGTCCGATACAGCCGCCACAGATTAATCCCTTTGCCTGGGATTCAAATGGGGCATTTTCCACCACGCTCAGTCCGGCATCTTCTGCTTTTTGTAACCATTGTTCATATGAATTCATTCCCCTCATCACTCCTTATTTCTTCTTGTGTTTTGCCATTTCCATTATCAACAAGGAATCCCTTTCCATTTTCGCCAATTCTTCATCGGTGATTTCAGCATCGTTATGTGCAGCTTTTACGGCAAGGTAATCGGTATCTTCTTTAACCGCCTTTGGAATATCCTTAACTTCTTTCTTCGGCTCTGCCGTTGACCGTTCCCATTCCTTCAGGAGGGTGAAGTCTACCATTTCCTTACCATGTGGGTCAAGGTCGCGGTATTTCTCTATGATTTCTTTTTCGGTACAGGATACTGAACTTAAAAATTCATTGAATCGAAATTGTTGATCAGCTATATCTTTTGAAAGAGCTTTTTCATATTCAAAATATTTCTTTATATCTCCATTAAACTCTGCAGGAATTTCTAAGTCATAGTTATCATAATCAAAAGGATCATCTTCCCAACCCATTAAATATGCAGGGGTAGTTTCTAGGGCTTCAGCTAAAGGTTCGAGAATAGTGGTGGGTAAATTTTCTATATCGCCATTTTCATACCTGTAGATTGTAGCTCTCGATTTGCCTATTAAGTCTGCAAGTTTTTCAGCGGATATGTCAAGATCAATGCGGCGTTGTTTTATTCGATTACCGATATTCATAGTTAGGGATCCCTTTCTCAGTAATAATTTCTGTAGATTTATAGTAACATAAGAGTCGCAAATTCGCAACCGGTATTTAAAAAGATATATCAAAATCTCAAATGCGAGAAAATGTGCTTGACAAAATGTAAGTAGGATGGTAATCTAAATACAGTCTCATAAATGAGAAAAATCAGGAGGGTGTGATGGTTAATATTAGGAAGCTCAAAGGTAAGATTGCAGAACGAGGTTTTTCAATCCCTGAACTATCAGAAATAATAGGGATAAATAAAGCCACATTTTACAGAAAAATCAATGCCGGAGGGAGCAAAATTACGATTGGCGAAGCCGAATTAATTGCTAAAGCGTTAGCATTAGATAGTGATGAGTTAAATACTATTTTTTTTGATTCAAAAATCTCATAAATGAGACAAATTGAAATTTGGTTAAATAGGAAGGAGAAGTCCATATGAAACCATATAGGGTAAGATATTGGCACCAGGACGAGGACGGCAGGGAGGATTACATGGAGTTTGACACCCTGGAGCAGGCGCAGGAGTTCTACGACAGCTTGGGTGGGATGGCAGAGCTCCAGGAGTGGAATGGAAAAAGGGGGTGTTGGTGGGCCGTGCAAGGCCCGGAATTTGAGGTTTGACGGGGGGCGGCAGTTCCCCCACGCTAATGCAGCCAAGGACGGTCACAAGCCCGTGGAAATGCAGAGTGGCAGGAAGCCAAAGCAAGCAGGAAAGACCGGATGGAGCGATGGGGCTACACGCAAGTGGCATGGCGGCCAGGCTGATCAGTATCAGACAGAGCGTGTGAAGAATAAACAGGATCCGGCAAAGTAGTTGGAGAAAGCAGGGGCAGCAGGATAAGAAGGCATAAGTTTGGGAAGTAGTTTACGAAAACCATAGGTTGGGCCAACCAACACCGTACTCCTATAGCAAGAAGCTGTCAAGCGGAAGAACCAGCCAAGCGAGAGGACACAGCACTTTGGCTTTCCATAAAAAGTAGTATTAAAGCAGATGGCATCTGAAAAAGTTTTACCAGGATCCTGGGCTTACAAAGTTTGCTGGCCAGGAAGCGGCAGGAAGGAGGTGGGAAAATGTTGAGGAAAATTTATCTGGAGCTGGTGGCAATAAGAAAAGAACTCCAGGCTATACGGAGCAGCCTGGAGACTTTCCCAAAGATTACTTTAGATAGGGAGCCTTATGGGAGAAGTTTTCATGTGCCTGTGAAGCCGCTAAATAAAGATCAATAGCGGCGGACAAAGTTCTGTGGACAATTTCATCAGGGGTGCGGTTTTTAATATACCCCATTAAAGTGTCTTTATCAGAGCAGTTTGGGAAAGTACTGTCCCGTTTGACATCATTGGCTAAGTCACCGAGGTTCGTATCTGTATCAATGAAGTTGAAAAGCCATTCTTTAAACGAAGGATCGTGAGCTATCACAATGAATTCTCCTTTCTTATGTACTCGGGTATGCCAGTACCCTGTACTCGAATTATAAAGGAGAATGTGGAAAATGGCAATGAATTTTGCAGGCCAGGAACCAGCAGGGGGAGGTGAGAGGGCTTCTTGAAAAACAACTTAGAGATGTCTGTTGAAGAAGCCGCGAAAATAATCGGGATTAACCAACAGGCTTTAAGAATGCGTATCCAGCAGGGATACTATCCAGAGTGGGCAAAGTTGAGAAAGAATTCCAGAGGAAGCGGTTTCCGTTACTCGATCATCCGGGCAAATTTTTATAATTATTTCGGGGTAAAAGAAAAAGAGCAAAGGGAAGGGGGATACAAATCATGAAGAAGGTTGATGTGTTGATCGAAGAGATCAAGAGGTTACAGGCAGAGCTGGATCACCGGACGAAAGTAGAAGAGCAGGCGATTGCCCTGATCACAGAGTGCCGGTTTAATGAGGCCAACGCGCTGCTGGCTACACTTAACCCCCTGGAAAAGGTTGCCTGGCAGCAAGAAGGGGAAGAGGCAGATCAGCAGAAGGGAGCCAGGATGCAAGCGGTATGCAATGCCTTAAGGCAACTGGGGGTTCAGCCGGACAGGGTACAGATTGACCTGTCTTATGGCAATGCCATTGTACATATCAACAACAGATATTTTGGAATCTATAGTTTTGAGCGTGGAACGTTTGTGGACTGACGTGGAAAAAAGGACAGAAAAGTATAGGGAGAGTACAGAAAAGAGCAAGGAATTTTGCAGACCAGAACCCAGCAGGAGGGAAGTGAGAAAAAGATGAAAGAAATGAAACAAGGAACAAATATGGAAACTTTTTTGACCATTATTAACAGCTGCTTTACCGAAAAACAAATCCCAATCCTTAAACAGGCGTTAAAGTCAGGAACGAAGATATACCTGTATGGACGGGGTTTGGGAAAATCACTTCTGGCAGAGACATTCCAGAATGCTGGTTATGCCGTATCGGAACCCGGTGACTGGACTGGTTCCCTCGGTCCGCGCGAACTTCGAGAGGAAGAGGGGTTGATAGCAATCTGTGTACGGGACAACCCCAAAAAGCGGATATCTAACGTATTCGATATCCTTCTGGGGTGTCCTGAAGAAATTGTAGAGTGGGTTAATCAGTAAAATGTATTTCTTTGATGTTGAAATACCAGTTTGGTTCTTGGGGATCAGAATCTGAAACCTGCACAGCCCGGTAACCGGATCTGATCATAGCTTCGGACGTTATGTGGTGCTTTTTATCCGGGCCTGTCAGTCGGTTAAACCTTGCTTTTAACCCATAGGCTGAATGCTTCTGGTTAATGTTTTAGCAGGTTGATAGCTTGCTTCTATATAGCTTAAAAGCAAAGCCTGATCTTCAGCACACAGGTCTTCAAAAGAGTTTGCATTTGGCAACATGTTTATCCAGCGTCCTTTCTATGTACTTGGCTGCGGCAACAGCCTGTAAGTACAGTATAAAAGAGATAATAGGAATTGGCAAGATGTGAAAGAAGTACAGATCAGAGGTGGGAAAGGAAGGTTATAAGAATGCCAGAGGTAATTAAATCATACAAAGGGTTTCATGAGGATATGACCTGTAAAGGCTTCCAGTATGAGGAAGGGAAGGAATACATAACAGAGAAAGCAAAAGTATGTGAGTGCAGCTTCTTCCGTAGAGGATTGAGTATTCTCCATAGGACATGCAGTGTTGAAAATATTTGCGGCACCATCGCATTTTTTGTGATAATCTGTGCTCCGGCTGCTGTGGAGGGGGAGAATTATTTTCTTGCCATTGCGCTGATCGCATTGTTAGGTGTGTGTGATGTGATCATATCGTGGAAAGGAGAAACATGATTACGGGATAGGGGGTCGTTGCTAAATGGCATAGATAAATGGCAGTAGGAAGAGAGACAACAAAAAATCAAATAAAAAGAAACAGGAGGCCAAAAAATGGAAATTACTATCACAATCAACGGATTACAGGGGATTGCAGATGCAATCAGTCACTTGGCAAAGGCATTGACCAGCAGGAAAGAAGAGAGCGCTGACTTAGCACAGACAGGACTTGCGCCGCAGGCGGCGGTTCCGTCCGCACCGCAGGCGCCCATACAGTCGGCACCCGTGCAACCGGCACCGCAGGCAGCACTCATACAGCCAGCACCGCAGGCGATAGTTCCCTCAGCGCCGCAGGCACCCATGCAGCCAGCGCCCGTACAGCCTGCACCCATGCAACCAGTGCCACAGGCACCCATACAGTCGGCACCCGCGCAACCAGCACCGCAGGCACCCATACAGCCAGCACCGCAGGTACCCGTGCAACCAGCGCCGCGGGCAACGGTTCCCCCAGCGCCCCAAGTTCCCACAACCCCCACCTCCTACACCCTGGATGATCTTGCAGGCGCAGCGGTCCTGTTAATGGACACTGGCAATCAAGAAGCCCTGATTGGGCTACTGGGGCAGTTTGGCGTGCAATCTCTTCCCGATCTTCCACCGGCGCAATATGGGGCTTTTGCAACGGCCCTCCGGGGACTGGGTGCAAGGATTTAAAGCGATGATAACCAGAAAAGAAAGGATAAGGAGATACCCATGGAACATGAAACCAGAGCACATGCCCTGCTGAGCGCCTCAGGAGCGCACCGCTGGCTGGCCTGTACCCCCAGTGCGGTACTGGAACAGCAGTTTCCGGATACGACATCCGTTTCAGCCCAGGAGGGGACACTGGCACATGAGCTGGCAGAAATGAAGCTGCGAAACTGCTTTTATACACAGGATTTTAACAAAAGAAAACTGACTGCGGGAATCAACCGACTTAAGAAGGAAGAGCTTTGGCAGGATGAGATGCTGCATTACACAGAGGAATACCTGGACTACATAAAGACAGCAGCATTTTCCAGGAACCGTTTACCGACCGTGGAAATAGAAAAAAAGCTGGACCTGCGGGCATACGTACCGGGAGGGTTTGGCACGGCCGATTGTGTCCTGATCGGCGGTGGAATTCTCCACATCATCGACCTTAAATATGGGAAAAGCCCGGAAGGCCGGGTGGATGCAGAAAGAAACCCACAGCTGTCCCTTTACGCATTAGGAGCCTATGAAACCTATAAGCTGCTGTACCCTGTCCAGGAGATCCGGCTGTCGATTGTACAGCCAAGGCTTCCCGACGGGATCTCCGAGTGGAGCTGCACCCTGGAAGACCTGCTTGCCTTTGGAGAGTACGTAAAGGAAAGAGCTGCCCTTGCAATCAAAGGGGAGGGGACATTTGCACCAGGTCCCGAAACCTGCAAGTACTGCAGGGCAAAGAGCAGGTGTAAGGCGAGGGCGGAAAGAAACCTGACCCTTGCCCCCCTGACCAAGAAGCCACCGGTGCTTCTGACCAACGAGGAAATCGGACAATACCTTTTACAGGGAAGAGATGTGGAAAAATGGCTTAATGACCTTAAGGACTATGCACTTTCCGAATGCCTGGCCGGACATGAGGTTCCTGGCTGGAAAGCGGTGGAAGGGTGGAGCCAGAGAGTCTGGAAAAAGGAGGACGAGGCGCTGCAGATTTTGGTGGAAAAAGGGATTGCGGCCGAAATCTTATGGGAAAAAAAGCCGCTTTCGCTGGCAAAAATAGAGCAGGCGGTAGGCAAAAAGATTTTTCAGGAAATGGTAGGGGACCAGGTGGTAAAGAGCCCAGGAAACCCCACCCTGGTGGAGGAAACCGATCAAAGGGAAGCCATCAGTAATCGAGTGAGCGCAAAGACAGCATTTTCAATTATGGAGGAGAAAGAGACATGAACAATGACCAGACAAATGTCACAACAGGGGAGGTAAGGCTGTCCTATGTACACTTATTTAAGCCTTACGCAATGAAGCAGGGACAGGAAGAGAAGTACAGCTGTACCATTCTTGTACCGAAGACGGATACTGCAACCATGGGACGCATTTATGCCGCGATCGAGGCAGCGAAGCAGAAAGGAATCCGTGATAAATGGGGCGGGACCTGCCCCGCTTTTGTACCGACTCCGGTCTATGACGGCGATGGGGCGCGGCCGTCGGATGGGGAGGCGTTTGGCCCTGAGTGCAAAGGGCACTGGGTATTCACGGCCAGAGCCAGTATCGATTACCCTCCGGAGGTTGTGGACGCCCAGGGGGGCCCGATTTTGAACCAGTCTGAAATCTACAGCGGTATTTATGCCTATGTGAATGTGACATTTTTTCCCTATGCTTCCAGTGGGAAAAAGGGGATTGGCTGCAGCCTTGGGCCGGTGATGAAGCACAGGGACGGAGAACCTCTTAGCGGAGGGACAATTACTGCGGCAAAAGCATTTGGCCAACTGCAGGCCCAGACGCCGCAGACGGGCCAATCCGGAAACGTCCAGTCCACATATCCCCTAACCGGCCAATCTGGAGGTGTCCAGTCCACATACCCTATAACCGGCCGATCCGGAGGTGTCCAGCCCGTAAACCCCATAACCGGACAGCCATACTAAACACAGGGGGCTTTCCGCCCCCAAACAGAGGAATCCAGGAGGAGACATCATGGAAACCTTTCACCTGAGCATTGATATAGAGACACGCAGCAGCGTAGATCTTGGGAAAGCAGGGGCTTATAAATACGCGCAGTCCCCGGATTTCCAGATCCTCCTGCTTGCATACCAGTGGGAAGAAGAACCGGTGGAGATCGTTGATCTGGCAAAAGAAGAACAAATCCCGGATTGGCTGCAACAGGCCCTCTGTAACCCGGCAGTGATAAAACATGCCTATAACGCAGCCTTTGAATGGTACTGCCTGAACCGGGCCGGATATCCGACCCCTGTGGAACAGTGGCAGTGCACCATGGCCCACGGCCTGTACTGCGGGTACCCGGCCGGGCTTGAGGCTGCAGGCCGGGCGGTGGGGCTGCCGCAGGAGAAACAAAAGCTGGCGGTGGGAAAAGCATTGATCCGGTACTTTTGCGTCCCCTGCCAACCAAACAAAAACAATGGAGGAAGAACCTGGAACCTGCCCCAGCACGCTCCGGAAAAATGGGAGCTGTTTAAGGAATACTGCAAGCAGGATGTGGTGACAGAAAGAGAGATTTTAAAACGGTTAAGACCGTTTCCAATGCCGGAAAAGGAGCAGGAGCAATGGCAGATGGATGTGCGGATGAATGCCTATGGGGTAAGAGTGGATACAGAACTGATCGAAGGTGCCCTGGCTTTGGATGCCGTAAACAGGCAGAGCCTGACGGAAGAGGCAATCCTCCTCACAGGGACGGAGAACCCCAACAGCACTGCCCAGCTCTTAAAGTGGCTGCGAAAGAGCGGCGTGGAGACAGAAGACCTTAAGAAAGACACAGTCTTAAGACTGTTAAAGGAAGGGCATCCCAAAACCGTAACCCGGATGCTGGAGATTAGGCAGCAGCTTGGAAAGACCTCTGTCAGTAAATATAAAGCCATGGAGCAGGCGAAAGGGGAAGGAGACCGGGTAAGAGGGCTGACCCAGTACTACGGCGCAAACCGGACAGGCCGGTGGGCAGGGAGGCTGGTACAGCTGCAAAATCTGCCCCAGAACCACCTTCCCTGCCTGGACGGGGCCAGAAAGCTGGTAAAAGCCAAAAACTATCAGGGGCTCAGTGTCCTTTACGGGAATGTACAGGACACCCTGTCCCAGCTCCTTCGGACCGCGTTTATCCCTTCAGAGGGGAATCATTTTGTCGTAGCCGATTTTTCCGCCATTGAAGCCCGTGTGATCGCATGGCTGGCCGGGGAGCAGTGGGTCAACGAAGTATTTGCCACCCACGGCAAAATTTATGAGGCGACCGCTTCCCAGATGTTCCACGTCCCCCTTGAGAGGATCGTGAAAGGGAATCCGGAATACGCCCTGAGGCAGAAAGGAAAGGTAGCCACCCTTGCGCTGGGCTACCAGGGAGGCCCTGCCGCTTTGATTGCAATGGGGGCCCTTCAGGCAGGGCTGACGGAGGAAGAGCTTCCAGAGATCGTGAGCCGGTGGAGGCAGGCCAACCCCCGGATCAAAGACCTGTGGTATGCGACGGAACAGGCGGCAACCGTAGCCCTGGAAACCGCGCAGCCCCAGGCCACACACGGGCTGGTCTTCCGCCTGGAGGGGGATCTGCTGTACGGGCAATCCTTTCTCACGGTACAGCTCCCCAGCGGAAGGAAACTGTTTTATTCCAGACCCTTTTTACAGGAAAACCAGTTTGGAAGGCTGGCGGTCCACTACCATACGATGGGCCAGCAGACCAAAAAATGGGAGATCACTTCCACCTATGGTGGAAAGCTTGTGGAAAACATCGTGCAGGCAGTGGCCAGGGACTGCCTGGCGGTCACGCTGGAGAGGCTTGCGGGGACGGGGGCCCAGGTGGTGTTCCACGTCCACGACGAGGTGATTTTAGATGCTCCCAAAACGCTGAAGGCGGAACAGGTCTGTGCCCTTATGGCGGAGCCAATCCCATGGGCGAAAGGGTTAATCCTAAAAGGGGCCGGGTTTGAAGGAGATTACTATAAAAAGGACTAGGAGGGCCGAAAAATGCAGAATAACAGAACCCTGCGGGTCAGTATGGCGGGAAGTAGAAAAACCGCGCACTGGCCGGGGTATTCCATACTTTGGTCTGAATTTGTGGAAAAACTGAAAAACCCGGTCCGGGGAGAAGAGACCATGGAGCAATATCTTGCCCTTCCGAAAGTACAGCAGGATGAGCGGAAGGACGTGGGAGGGTTTGTAGGAGGAACCTTTACCGGCGGCCGCAGAAAAGCAGCCTGTGTGGAGGGCAGGGATCTGATCACCCTGGATTTGGACCAGATTCCCGCCGGACAAACAGAGGAACTCCTGAAACGGGTGGACGGGCTGGGATGTGCGGCGGCGGTCTACAGCACCCGCAAACACACTGGACACACGCCAAGGCTGCGTGTGATTGTGCCCACGGATCGGACCGCAACTGCGGAGGAATATGAACCTGCCGCACGCAAGCTGGCATTTTTGCTGGGGATTGGCTTCTGCGACCCCACCACCTTTGAAGCATCCAGGCTGATGTACTGGCCCAGCTGCTGTGCGGACAGCCCATTTGTGTGTGAGATTTATGATAGGCCCTTTTGCAGTGTGGACGGCCTGCTGGCCATGTATGGGGATTGGAGGGACATTTCCCAGTGGCCGCAGGTGCCAGGGGCAGAGACCCTTGAGAAAAGGCGACTGGCCCGGCAGGAAGACCCAACGGAAAAGAGGGGGATGATCGGCGCCTTTTGCCGTACCTATACCGTCACGGAGGCAATGGAAAAATTTTTACCCGGAGTCTATGAAGAGACGGCAATTCCCGGGCGCTTTACCTACACAGGGGGCTCTACCGTGGGAGGTGCCGTGCTATACGACGATGATCGGTTCCTGTATTCCCACCATGCGACGGATCCCTGTTCCGGCCAGTTGGTAAACGCGTTTGACCTGGTGCGGATTCATCGGTTCGGGGACCAGGACAGCGAAGCAAAAGAAGGGACCCCCGTGAGTAAGCTTCCGTCCTTTCTGGCCATGGGGAAACTGGTGCAGGCGGATAAGCCTGTGGCGGACCGGATTGCGAGGGAGAAATATGAACAGGCACAACAGGCGTTCTCCGGGCAGGGGCAGAACACAGAACTGCCGGAAGAGGGGCTGGATCTCTCGTGGATGAGGCTCCTGACGAAGGACGCAAACGGCAGATATGAAAAGACGATGAACAACGTTGTCCTGGTACTGGAAAATGACCCCGCGCTCAAAGGAAAGATTGTGACAGACGAATTCAGTAGCTGCGGCATGGTCTTGGGCGCCCTTCCGTGGAACCGCCGGAGGGAAAGGCGCCGTTGGGAGGATGCGGACGACGCCGGATTTTACAGATATATGGAAACCTTTTATGGGATAGCGGTAAGAGAAAAGCTGGAAAAAGCCCTGCTTCTGGTGAGCAGCCAGAATACAGTCAATGAAGTAAAGCAGTATCTGCAGGCGCTGAAATGGGATGGAAGGAAGAGGGTAGATACCTTGCTGGTGGATTATCTGGGGGCGGAGGATACCCCCTATACAAGGGCTGTCATGAGAAAATCCCTCTGCGCTGCCGTGGCAAGGGCAGTGATCGGGGGAGTAAAGTATGACACGATGCCTATTTTTTCCGGGCCTCAGGGTGTCGGAAAAAGCACGTTCCTGAGGGTGCTGGGAAAGAGATGGTTTTCGGAGAGCCTCAGCAGTTTTGAGGGCAAGGATGCAGCGGAATTAATCCAGGGGACCTGGATCAATGAAATCGGGGAGCTGACGGCCATGACCAGGCAGGAAACCGAGACGGTAAAGCAGTTTTTGAGTAAGCAGGAAGACATTTACCGGGCGCCCTATGGACGCCATACCGGAAAATATCCCAGGAGGTGTGTCTTTTTTGGAACCAGCAATAAGCATGAATTTTTGAAAGACTTGACAGGAAACCGCAGGTTTTGGCCGGTAGATGTGGGAATTCATCCGGCGAAAAAGAACGTATGGCGGGAGCTGCCACAGGAAGTCGACCAGGTCTGGGCGGAAGCCTATCTGTATTGGAGCCTTGGAGAGCCCCTGTATATGGCGAGAGAGTTGGAAGCATCTGCCAGGGAACAGCAGGAATGCCATCGGGAAATGACGGGGAAAGAAGGGGTGATCGCAGAATTTTTGGACCAGCCGATCCCCGACCACTGGGACCGGATGGACATCGCGGCAAAAAGGATCTTTTTGGCAGGAGGATCCCGGGGGGATAACAACCTTGTGCCCAGGCAAAAGGTTTGCGCGGCGGAGATTTGGGCGGAATGCTTCGGGGAAAAACCAGGGCGGATTAAGCGCTCAGACAGCGTGGAAATTAATGAGATTCTGGCAAGGATGGAAGGGTGGGAAAAAATGAAGTCACCGACGAAATTCGGGGAATACGGAAAGCAAAGAGGATTTCGGAGGGCTACAAAGTAGCAGGGGGAAAATCTTGTAGCCTGTAGCCGGGGAATTGTAGTGTTGTAGTTCTTATGTAGCATTGTTTGTAGTGAGCCAAAACCGCATAAAAGAGAGGAATTCTTACCTATAACTACAAAACTACAAACTCCTATATAGAGATAATAAATAAATAAAATATATACGCACATATACACACATATGCGTACATGCGCGCGCATAAAACGCATAATTGGCATATATACATACGCGTGCGCGTGCGTGTGCGAGGGCGGTTTGCGGAGGGGGCGGGGAGGCGGCCCGTGCGGAAACAAGGAGGGGTTTCAAGTGCAGGAAAAAGAGATCGAAAGGATTCTGGTAAGAGAGGTGAAAAAACTAGGGGGTCTGGCCTATAAGTGGGTGAGCCCGGGGAATGACGGCGTGCCGGACCGGATTGTCTTCTTCCCCGGACACAAGCCGGTATTTGTGGAATTAAAGTCTGACACCGGGAACCTGACCGCGGTGCAGAAGGCACAGATCAAACGGCTGGAAGATCTGGGACAGAAAGTCTTTGTGACAAAAGGAATCCGCGGGGTCAGCCAGTTTTTCCGGGACGTGGGATTTGAGGAAACCGGCAAGTCCCTGGAGTCCAGGTATGGGCTGTGACTTGCGGCGGAAGGAGGAAGGTTCGATGCAGTTTCAACCGCACGCATATCAGCAGTACTGTGTGAAAAAAATTTTGGAGGTGAAAAAACTGGGCCTGTTTCTGGATATGGGCTTGGGGAAGACCGTGACAACCCTGACAGCGGTCGTGGAGCTAAAGTACAACCGGTTCCAGGTCAGAAAGGTTTTGATCGTCGCGCCAAAAAAAGTGGCAGAAGGGACCTGGGCGAAGGAGAAGGACAAATGGGACCACACAAAACGGCTGAGGGTTGCCTCCGTCCTTGGAAGCCAGGCAAAACGCATTCGGGCGTTGAATACCCCGGCGGACCTTTATATCATTAACCGGGAAAATGTGGTCTGGCTGGTGGAATATTACAAAAATGCCTGGCCGTTCGACATGGTGGTGATCGATGAGTCCAGCAGTTTTAAGAGCCACAGTGCAAAACGTTTTAAAGCGCTGGCCAGCATCCGCGGGCACATCGAGAGAATGGTAGAACTGACAGGGACCCCTTCCCCCAACGGACTGACAGACCTCTGGTCCCAGGTCTATTTGCTGGACGGGGGAGAACGCCTGGGGAAGCACTACACCCAGTTCCGGGAACGTTACTTCCAGCCGGAGAAGCGGGGGGCGGACGGCATGGTCTACAGCTACGGGGAAAAGCCCGGAAGCAGGGAGAGCATCCTGGAACGGATCTCAGACATCTGCATCAGCATGAAGGCGGAGGATTACCTGCAGCTCCCGGATATCACGTACCATGAGATTTCCGTGGAACTGGACGCAAGGGCGGCGAAGGCTTACCGCGAGTTGGAGAGGGACATGATTCTGGCGCTTCCGGAGGAGGACGCGGATATCAACGTCACCAGCGCGGCTGCCCTGAGCAACAAATTGCTGCAGCTGGCAAACGGGGCATTGTACGACGAGAAACATCAGGCGCATGAGGTGCACGGCTGCAAGCTGGAAGCATTTCTGGAGCTGATCGAGTCCCTGCAGGGGAAACCGGTTTTGGTGTTTTATATCTACCAACACGACAGGGAACGGCTACTGAGGGCCCTGTCCAAAAGCGCTCTCCGGGTCAGGGAACTCAAAACGATCAGGGATGAGGAGGACTGGAACAATCACAACATCGACGTACTCCTGACACATCCGGCCAGCAGCGCCTATGGGCTGAACCTGCAGCAGGGAGGAAACCATGTGGTCTGGTTCGGCCTGACATGGAATTATGAGTTGTATGTCCAGGCGAATAAGCGCCTGCACCGGCAGGGACAGGCGGAAAAAGTCATCATTCATCACCTGGTCAGTGCCGGCACACGGGATGAGGATGTGATGCAGGCCCTGGGAAAAAAGGAGGATGCGCAGGACTGGGTCATGGCAAGTCTGAAGGCACGGATTGAAAGGGTGAGAAAAGCAGGGGAAATGAATTCAGGAGGGTAAAACAGTATGGAAAATATCATCATCCAGTATGAGCGCGGCAGAATGGAAATCAATGCAGGACAGTTTTTTCCCGCTGCACCGAGGCGGTTTCAAAGGCTGTTAAAAGTGGTCGATCTTGATTGGGAGCACCGGGAGGAGATCAGAGGAGCGCTGGAAGTGGAATTTCGGGAAAAGATCGCAGAGCGTGAAGAGAGAATCCTGTTTTACAGGAAACAGTTGGGGAAGTATCAGCAGGAAGAGGCAGAGGCCGGGAGGGCTGTGGAGGCGAAAAAAGCCCCGGGCGGAATTCCCCTGACGAAAGAGGAGTTGAAAAACCAGAAGGAGAAGTTAAAATACAGCCGGACGCAAGTAAGGAACTTGACCAGGGAGCTGAAAACCTGTGAGCGTGAGAAGAAAGGCTATATGGGAAACCTGCAGCTACTGTCGGGAGCTGAAAACGGGGAACAGGGAAAAGAAGGGGCGCCGGATTTGCGACCCGACGCTCCTAATCCTGGTAGAGTGTAGAAAACACAGAGGAAAACAGGGCACCCCACAAAAACGCGTATAAGCCCCAAAAACCATTTTTATCTCCAAGGCTATTAAGAATACCATGAGAGCATTTTACAGGGCAAAATGGGGAAAATACAAAACCACAGGGGCATATAACGAGCCACTCTAAAGGAGCAGCCTCAAACCTTGAGGGGGGAAGGTAATTGCATTTGAGCGGAGGAGGAAAACGATGAACGAGAAAAAGGCATTAATACAGGCTAGTGACGATCATTTTGAAAAAGACAAGGGTGTGAACGGTTTCGGCGGGATCCTGTTTGGAGATAGGGATCTGTTGCTGATACGGGAGGCGTTACTCATGCAGGAAGAACCGATGGACCTGGGCTACCCGGTAGAGCATCCAACGCCGAAAATCGCGTTAGAAGGATTCCAAAAGCTTTTACACATTACGGCAAGCCCCACCGAAAGAGGGTTGGCAAGGGCTGCTATAGCGGCATTGCAGAAGCAGATGATGGCGGAGGACCAAACGGAAAAATACGCCGGGATGATAGAAGCGCTGGAGTGTGATTTTAACTTGGCAATGGATCCGGAAAGCGGCTGCGGCCTGGATGAGCTGCAGCTGAAAATCGAGCAGGGAGACAGGCGGCTGCTTTTCGATCTTGCGCTTTTACAGGAGCTTTCTTACGGACTGCGGCACAGCGCAGTAAAAATTATAAAGCTGCCAAAAAAGGGGGTGGACTAAATGACGTTCTATAAGCTAACTTTACTTAAGGATTTACCAGGGTTAAACGCAGGTTTTTCCGTAACACTGAAAGAGGACTGTTATAAGGAGCCTTATAGATACTTGTACAGAAAGCCTGCTTCGGATAGTTCAAAAGATGATTATGAGTATACGGAACATGTGTGCCTGCTTTGTAAGCATAGGGATAATCCAGAATGGGTAAAAGTAGACTATGACTTAACAAGAGCCCTGGAAATAAAATGCCCAAAATGCGACCAAGAGGGGATGTTCCCCTATGAAGATCCGGAAAAAAGGAATTGCGATGATGGTGTAGAGAGCTATTATAAAACCGTTGGCCTGTGGTGCCCGCACTGTGGTTTCCGGTTGCGAACCCACACAGTACACACCAGAACCATCGTAAGGTATTAAACGTGGAGGCGGAGCTGGTGGAATTTTTGAAGGAGGTACAGCGTCATGGTTAGACTGACACAGAAAGAGGCATCCGGAAACTGGCAGGTAAAAGGGCTTCCCTGGGAGAAGCTGCAGAAGGGGGAGACAATCTCAGAAGAAACCCGCCAGATTCTGTATGGATGCCTCTGCAAGCTGAAGGATTATGAGGATACCGGAAGGAATCCGGACCAGATTGCGGGGTTACAGAATGAGTTAAAAGATATGGCAGAATCAGCCCTGGAAGAAATCCGGCAGTACCAGGCAATCGGCACCGTGGAGGAATGCCGGGAGGCCAGGGAGAAGCAGATTCCAAAGAAACCTGCTATGAATCAATTTTATTATTTCTGTCTTGACTGCGGAGCCTGCAGAAGCATCAGGCAAAAGCATCTTTTTTGCCATGATTGCGGGCAGAAATTGGACTGGAGTGTAAAACCCGAAAATGGATAAGCAGCGTATAACCATTCCGTAAAACGGGACAACAAAAGCCCCGTCAGAGGGCCGGACCCAGTGCCGGGGCAATGCAGGTTATTTTCTGTTTTCAGGTATCCGCTGCTCCTCCAGAATACGGAGAAAGTGGACAAGGGAAAAACGGTCATTTTCTTCAAGATATGCCAAAAGCCGCAGGAATTGCCCAAGGGTGTATCCGTCATAGATCACCTGTGACCGTATGTCATCCGGGGAATTGGCTGTGCTGCATCCCAGAAGATCATCTGTGGATACGCCGTAATAATCAGCAATGCGGACCAGAATATCGTTGCAGGGCTCATGCACACCATTTTCATAATTGGAAACGGTGCCTATGGAGCAGAGGAGATGCTTTGCCAGTGTTTTCTGGGAGATGCCCTTGCGGGCCCGGAGCCGTTTCAGGTTTTTAGAAAGTTCACTCATGTTTCTTTTCCTCCTGTGTAAAAAATTGGTTACATGGATAACGTACAACAGGGCAATGGGAAAGGGAATAAGATGGTTTAGATGATTCGGGAAAAGGGATAAAATGCTGCAAAGGAAAGAAGTGTAAGTGAAAAGGGAAGAAGGAGGTCAGAATGGAGAAGGAGAAGTTAAGGCAGTACATAGACGCCTGTGAGCTGATAAAAGAAACGGAGCATGACATTCAGAGGCTGAAGAAGAAAAAGCAGACCGTGCTTATGGACAGTGTAAAAGGCTCCATGCCGGAGTTCCCCTATATTGAGCAACATTTCCACATCGAAGGGACTTCCTGTACCTATGTGGAGGACAGCAGGCTGCGGATAGAAGAAAAGCTTCTGGAAGAGCGCAGGCTCAAGGCAGAGCAGTTAAGGGCAGAAGTGGAGGCCTGGATGAGCACGATTCCCCTGCGGATGCAGCGGATTGTAAGATATAAGTTTTTTGAGGGATTGAGCTGGGAGAGGATCGCTATAAAGTTGGGGTGCCACGCTACGGCGGATAGTGTGAGAATGGAACTGGAACGTTTCCTTCAAAAAAAAATAAAAGAAAAAAAATAAAATTTGTTCGTTTTGTTCGCATTGTTCGTTTTTTGTATGTTACTATGTAAACTGACAGAGGTGTGTGAAATCCCCCCCCTCCTCTGAACATATACTCTTACAAAGGCATCGGGCTGCTGTGGCAGTTGGGTGCCTTTTTTCAAAACAAACGATTGGATTGAGAGGTGGTGTGAGTTGCCTAGGAAACCTGATGAGAAAATGGAACAGGCGAAGGAACTTTACCTTTCGGGCATGAAACTGATTGAGATTGCCTCTCAGCTAAAAATACCGGAGGGGACTGTAAGAAGCTGGAAGAATCGAGGAAAATGGGATTGCAACGTTGCAAAAGAAAAGAAATGCAACGTTGCAGAAAAAAACAATAGAGACAAAAAAGCTGTTGCAAAAGATGTCGCGCAGGTGATAGACAATCCGGAGCTAACAGATAAGCAACAGCTTTTTTGTCTGTATTATGTGCGGTGCTTTAATGCTACGAAAGCGTATCAGAAGGCGTATGGTGCAGATTACTTTACAGCAAAGGCTCATGGCTATGAGTTGTTGCGTAAAGTTGCGGTGAAAAAAGAGATCGATCAACTGAAGCAGAACCGCATGAACCGGGAGCTGTTAAGTGAGCACGATATTTTTCAAAAGTATATGGACATTGCCTTTGCGGATATGACAGACTACGTTGAATTCGGCAGGGAAGAAGTGCCCGTGATGGGACCCTCTGGTCCAATCGTGATTAAGGATGAGGGTACCGGTGAGAAAGTAGAGGTAAAAAGGGTCGTCAACCGTGTTTATTTTCGTGAGTCAACCGAAGTGGATGGCACACTGATCAGCGAGGTACGTCAAGGAAAGGATGGGGCAAGTATGAAACTGGCTGACCGGCTAAAGGCATTGGAATGGCTGTCAGATCATATGAGCCTGGCAACCCCGGAACAGAAAGCCAAGGTGGAGAAGCTTCAGGCGGAAACAAAACGCCTTCAACGCGATAGCGAAGCAGACGGAGGAGGCTCCATAGTTGATGACTGGATTTCGGCGGTAATGGAAAACGGAGAGGATATGGAGGATGAATAAAGGTTCTGGTATAGACCGTCGTCAATTTTTCAAGAAGCAATTGCCAATCTACCGGAAAAATCCAGTGATATTTGCCAAAGAGGTGCTGCGGTTTACCCCTGATGAGTGGCAGTCCAGGGTGTTGATGGATTTGGCGCAGAATTCAAAAGTGGCTGTTAAGTCCGGACAGGGGGTAGGGAAGACAAGCGGGGAGGCGGTTGCCCTTTTATGGTTCCTGACCTGTTTCCCCTACCCGAGAGTTGTAGCGACGGCACCCACGAAACAGCAGCTCCATGATGTGCTCTGGGCGGAAACGAGCAAATGGATCAGCGGCTCTCCTTTGCTTTCGGTGATTCTTAAATGGACTAAGACTTATATCTACATGGTCGGCAATGAAAAGCGCTGGTTTGCGGTTGCCAGGACTGCCACAAAGCCAGAGAATATGCAGGGGTTCCACGAGGATCATATGCTCTTTATCGTGGATGAGGCTTCCGGTGTCGCGGATCCGATCATGGAGGCAATCCTTGGTACCTTGTCTGGTGTGAATAACAAATTATTGATGTGCGGGAATCCAACCAGGACGTCCGGCACATTTTTTGAGGCTTTCAACGGGGACCGGACGATTTATAGATGCCACACGGTTTCCTCCGCCGATAGTCCCAGGACAAACAAAGAGAACATCCAATCCCTGATACGGAAGTATGGAGAGGATAGCAATGTTGTCCGGGTCAGAGTAAAAGGCGAGTTCCCGAAGCAGGAAGATGATGTATTCATCATGCTTTCCAGCATCGAACAGTGCGGAAGCAGGGTATATGAGCTGCCTGAAGGGAAAGGAATGCCATATATCATGTTCGGGGTAGATGTGGCAAGGTTTGGGGATGATGAGACAATCATTTACAGGAATGCCAAAGGAAAATTGAAAGTGGCTGTACATAGGCGTGGGCAGGATTTAATGGCAACTGCGGGGGATATCGTTGTCCAGTACAGGAAAGTACTCAGGGAGTTCCCGGAATATAAAGGCAGGGTATATGTCAACATTGATGATACAGGGCTTGGGGGCGGGGTAACAGACCGTCTGAAAGAAGTAAAACGGGAACAAAAATTACATCAATTGGTGGTGGTGCCAATCAATGCCGCAGAGAAGATTGACGGGAACACGAACGAGAACAAGGAGGCCGCTGAATACTACAATAATATAACTACTCATATGTGGGCTGTTTTGCGGGATCTGCTAAAAGAGAAAGAGATTGAGATAGAAGATGATGCGGATACCTTTGCGCAGTTATCCACCAGGAAATATTTCATGGCGTCCAACGGGAAATTGGAGTTGGAAAGCAAGAAGGAAATGAAAAAACGCGGGATTGCCTCTCCTGATCGCGCAGATGCGGCAGCATTAGCGGTTTATCTTGGGAAGCTTAAAAAATACACTGGGAGCGCACCGAGCCAGGATATATTGGAGAATTATGGAAAATCAAGCTATTGGAGGAAGTGACGACAGATGGATGGTGCCAGAGAAGTGGGAAGAATCGGGCAGCGGCGGTATGGTGGCACGCTGTATGAAGAGTTTCTGCCGGAATTAAGAGGGAAAAGGGGCATAGGGGTTTATCATGAAATGTCGGAGAACGACGACATAGTAGGAGCGATTCTTTTTGCCATTGAAATGCTTGTGCGGCAATGCGATTGGAATGTGGAGCCAGGGGGGATGACCGCAAAAGACAAAGAGGCTGCTGAATTTGTGAAAAGCTGCATGGATGATATGCAGAACACATGGATTGACACCATATCCGAAATCCTCTCTTTTCTCACTTATGGATGGAGCTTTCATGAGATTGTGTATAAGCGGCGCATGGGAAATACAAAGGATTCAAGGACAAGGAGTAAATTTGATGACGGGTTAATTGGGTGGAAAAAGCTGCCAATCAGGGCACAAGAATCCCTATACCAATGGGAATATGATAACGAAGATAATCTGCTGGGCATGACACAGATGCCGCCTCCGGATTATGGCACATTTACAATACCCATAGAGAAATCATTGCTTTTCAGGACAAAAAGCAGGAAAAATAACCCGGAGGGAAGGAGTATTTTGAGGAACGCATACCGCCCGTGGTATTTCAAACGGCGCATTCAGGAAATAGAAGGAATTGGCATTGAAAGGGATCTGGCAGGGCTTCCCGTAATCTATACTCCGGAAGGGGTTGACCTATGGGGGGATGATTCACCAGAGGCTGCTGCCACAAGATCGGTATTGGAAAAGATGGTTCAGAATATCCGCAGGGATGAAATGGAGGGGGTTGTCCTTCCGTTTGGCTATAAGCTGGAATTGCTCAGTTCCGGAGGTACCAGGCAGTTTGATACCAATGCGATTATCAACCGCTATGATACCCGCATTGCAATGACGGTACTGGCGGATTTCATATTCCTGGGGCATGATAAGACCGGCAGCTGGGCGTTAAGCTCTGATAAGACGGAACTGTTTGCGGTTGCAATAGGTGCATTCCTTGATATTATCTGTGAGACATTTAACAGCCAGGGGATTCCGCCATTGATTGATATCAACGGTAAGCATTTCGCAGGGATAACAGGGTATCCCAAAATGACACATGGGGATATTGAAGATGTGGATATCACAAAGGTGGCAGCATTCATCAAGGATATGACAGGCATCGGCGTACTGGTGCCAGATGATGGCCTGGAGGATTACATACGTCAAGTAGGGCACCTTCCAAGCAGGTCTTATGGTATGAATAAGCTTGGGCAGATGAGGCAAAGGCAGCAGGAACAGAACCAACCTCCGGAGACAGAAGCAATGGATGTAAATGCTGTGAGATCAGAAGCTATTTCGGAAGAAAAAGCAAATGCCGCAAGAAAGCGGTTAGGAAGGATATGACCATGGCAATCCTGATGAGGCCTGCAAAGCGGGTAAGGAAGGCAAAAACCAGGAACAGCGAGGAAGTCTTGTTAAGGCTGCAGGAATTCCTGGAGCAGGATGCCGACACAGGAAAATTGGTTTCTATCCTATGCGGTTTCTGGGAGGATCAAAAGGATGCAATCAGTTACCAGGAATTGCGTCAGATTATAATGGATGGAACAGTAAGTAAAGAGATGCTGCAGCTATGGGCGCAGGATTATTCCAAGCTGGTAGCCAATACGCTCAGCAATACATGGATGAGAGCGGCAAGAGCAGGAATATCGGGCCAGCCGATCATGGATGGCATTCCCTTTGAATTTAACACACAGAAGCCTGGCATACTGAACTGGCTCCGTAACCATGGGGCTGAGTTTGTCACATCCTGTACAGAAGAACAGAAAAGGGCAGTGGAGGCACTGGTGACAAAGAAAATGGTAGACGGACATACCGTGGATGAGCTGTCCCGGATGATACGGCCCTGTATTGGCCTCACAGAAGGCCAGGCTAAAGCAAATGCCCGTTTCTATGAGAATATTGTGGAGACACTCAGGAAAGAGCATCCGCGAATGAAGGAAGAGAGCATCCAGAAAAAAGCACAGGAAGCAGCAATGAAGTATGCGGAACGCCAGCACAGGTACAGGGCAATGACAATAGCCCAGACAGAAAGCGCTTTTGCATATAATCGCGGGGCTGATGAAGGGATCCGGCAGGCACAGGCACAGAATCTGATCGGGAAGGTGATAAAAAGGTGGAGTACATCCGGAGATGATCAGGTGTGCGGCATATGCCAGGGATTTGAGGGGATGGAAGTTGAAATGGATAAAGGTTTTCCATTTAAGGGAAAGAGCCTGTTTCCCGGGCAGGACCTTCTGCCGCCAGCCCACCCAAGATGTGCCTGTGCGGTGGAGTATGTGGAGGTAGAAAATCAGAATGGAATGCTAGAAAGTCCGATGAGAGTAGGGGATGAATGGCTAGATCGTTCCATAGATGATTATGATGAAAACCTTGTTAATACAAATGGTGACGAGGCCATGAGTGTGAGGCTTCTTATGAGCCATGATGAGGTGAAATATGAAAAGGATGAAATGTTAGACATAGCATTTGCATATGATAGGGAGAGTGATATAATTTTGTACAACCCAAAAGCCAAAAATGCAAATGATTATGATATGAGATTTGTGTTGACCCATGAAAATGCTCACAGAGTGGATTTCCTTTTTCTTCATTCTTGGGAAAATGAGGATTTTTTACGGGCGATGAATAACATGGAATCCTTGATAATGTCTAATATGGTTGCAGTAGAAAAACTTTTGCAGGATGATAAATATGGTAACAGCTTTGCTTTTAATGATTTGATTAGTTCATTGACAAGAGGAAAGGCCAATGATATACTTTTTATAGGACATGACCCTGCATATTTATCCGATGAATGTGCACGTGCGATGGAAGTTTTTGCGGATATTACATGTATAGATATGGATAGTTCTGTAATCAAAAAAGAATTCGAAGGAATATTAAAAGAATTATATGAAGCCTATAAGGAGATTGTTTCGTGGAAAACATAGTGAAATATTTACGAACAGATAAAGAGCTTTTGGCAATGAGAAAAGAGTGGAAGGAGTTAGGTATAGAAAATCCATTCCCGTTATTTCATTTTGAAACATACCTTGACATAGAGGATTATAAAAAAAGAGTCAGAAAGCAGTTAGATGAGTATAAAGAACAGAAATGATAAAGGGCTTGGAAACAGGCTCTATTTTTATAACCATTTACTGAAGGGTATTGACGGAAAAAATCTTTTTTGTTCAGGCTCTTTATGATGAAATGACGGATGCTTTGGGGCAGATCAGAAGCAGAATAAAAATTTGCGATACAGATTATGGCTTTGCTGAGGGCTTGATTGAAAAGCCTGTTGCAGAAAGGTTAGACTGGTTATCAGACAAATGATATGCTATACTTATAAATGATCCAACTGCTACAGCTGAGGAATATGAAAGATTATCAGGGCTGCTGAATATTCTGTATTAGGAGGCAGGTATGAATGTATCGGAAGTAAAAAAGAAGGTAAAAGATAAGCGAATCCAGGAGATCATGAGAAAGATAGACCATCATGAAGTAAAGGATGATGATGAATGGCTTCAGATAGCGAAAGAGATGGGCGAATACGCTAAAACGGATATACCAGAAGATGTGAAGAGATTGTTTTATCCGCTTGGTTATCTTGAGATGATTACGATGATTTGTGATGGCATAATTCGCTGGAGAAACTCCATCTGCATAAACTGTAAAAGGCAGCAGGGATATGGTAAATATTGCTGTTCTGTATACCAGAGGGATGAGAAGTGCCTTGGCGGCATACCAAATCAGATATGGGCAGATGAACATGCAGAATGCCCGTATTTTGAAAGGTAAAATAAAAGTAACAGGAGCATCGCAGGAGACGGTGCTTTTTTGATGTCTGTTTGTAGGAAGAAGGTGATGATATGAAGAAATTCTCAGAACTTATCGCAAAATCAGATTCGGCTGAAAAGCCGGACAATATCATAAAGGGCCGTTTTAAGATCATGAAATCCGATAATGAAAAAAAGCTTGCCTTTGGGTGGGCGAGCGTATCAATGCGTGTAGATGGAGAAGTGATTGAAGACTGGCAGAAAGATATTGTGGAGCCGGAAGAATTGGAAAGTGCAGCGTATGAATACGTTTTACTCTACCGGGAAAGCGGCGAAATGCACGAAAGGGGCGGGGCCGCTGTCCTGATCGAGAGTGTTGTATTCACGGAAGAGAAAATGCAGGCTATGGGTATCCCTGCAGGCACCCTTCCGGTTGGCTGGTGGATTGGCTTCAAGGTGTTGGATGATGATGTATGGGAAAAGGTCAAAAATGGCACTTATCCCATGTTCTCTATTGAGGGAGAGGCGGAAAGAGTGGGGGCATAGGCAGAACATATTTTTTGATAAACCAGGCGGCATCCGGAAACGGGTGCCATTTGTTTTATAAATCCACGGAAAGGAGACGGCAAAGTGGCAACAAAACTAAAAAACCTCAGAATCAGGAAAGTTGATTTTGTAGATGAAGGCGCCAACCCGGATGCCCAGATCAGAATGATCAAGCGAAAAGATGGGGAGGGGCAGGACACAGAAGAAGGCAGCAGGAAAGAGCCTGGAAACATGCTGAAAAAATTGTTTCACTTTCTCGGCAAAGCAGCTGGCATGGACCAAAATGAAATCGAAAGTGCAATGGATGAAATACAAAAAAGCGATTCCATGAGTTTCAAGGACAAAATCAATGAAGTCAACAATCGAAAGGTAGCAGATGAAGTGTGGGATGTTTGCTGTGCCCTGCAATCTTCCCTCTGTTCGGTTTTGGGTGATCATGAGATGGACGGTATCAACAGGGCAGCAGCAATGCGGGAAAGTCTTGATGAGTTTTATGCCGTAGTGCAGGAAGCAATCACGCAATGGTCCCGCAGAAAGACAGCCAGCATTGTGAAGAAATCAGAAGAGGTATCGGAGACGGAATTGGAGGCTATGAAATCAGCGGTAGAAAGGCTGAACGAGGCGATTGAAAAAAACGCCAAAGAGCTGGAAAGTGGATCAGACAATATTGAAAATCTGAAAGGAGACGAAGAGGAAATGAAGATCGACAAGAGTAAACTGACAGATGCGGAGAGGGCTTTTCTGGAAAGCATTGAAAAGCGTTACGGCACGGACGAGGAAACAGTTCCCGGCAACGGAGGCACAGATGCGGCAATGGCTCCCGCACCTGCAGAACCGACAGTAACCAAGTCCGTGGCTCAGCCTGCGGCTGATACAACGACTTTAGCAGATGAGGCAAATGGCATCTACAAGGGCCTGCATCCTGCGGTAAGGGCAGAGCTGGAAGACTTAAAGAAATTCCGTGAGAAAGCAGAGGCCAGGGAGCTTGCTGAGGTAGCGAAGAAATATGCAATCATCGGCAAGAAGGAGGAGGAACTGGTCCCGCTGTTCAAGAGCCTCAAAGCGGTGGGAGGAACCGCTTACAATGATATGATCGCCGTATTAGACCAGGCAGTAGCTGCAGTGGAAAAGTCCGGTGCATTTTCCGAAATTGGCAAGTCCGGCCATGGTTTCGGGACAGCGGGAGCAGCCGAGGCGAAGGCTCAGGTCATTGCGAAGGGGTACATGGAGAAGGATTCTTCCCTGGATTATGCTTCTGCGATGGCAAGGGCATGGGAAAACAATCCGGAGCTGATGGAGGAATACGAGGCTGAGGCAGGATTTTAAGGCAGGATTTTAAGGAAGGAGGAAAAGAAAGTGGCAAACAGAAATTTCAATGGGGTACAGATGAACCAGAGCGCGACAATCGTAGAGCAGGCCGGAGCGGAGATTGCGGATGTAAGAAACCGGATCATGGCATACGATGAGGACGGCAAGGTTGTCCTGGCGGCGGATGGCTCTGCAGTTCTGGTCGGAGTTGCGCTGATCGAAGCCGGAATCAATGATATTTCCGGTGTAGAGTCCGGCAAAGTAAACATTGGTGATGATGTTGATATTCAGATTAAGGATATTGGTTACATCCTGGCTGGTGGCGATCTTGCCAAAGGCGATGAAGTCACAGCATCCAGCGGCTTAGCCGTTAAGGCAGAGGCAGGTAGCTATGTAATAGGTATCGCACTCTCAGCGGCGGTAAAAGATGATTACTGCAGAGTGCAGATCGCAAAGTATCAGAAGGCTTAGAAGGATTAGAGCAGGAGGTAAGATCATGAAAAGAACAACAGCAAGCACCCAGGCAGAGATTGCAAAGGGTGCTTTCAGACCGCATACAGCGCTGTCTAACATGGCGCTGGCATACTACCAGAGTGACGCAAAAAGCTTTGCCAAGACGATTTTCCCGATTTGTCCGGTTTCACTGTCCTCTGATAATTACTACATTTTCGACAAGGAGGATTTGCTGCGTGACAACTGGCGCCGGAAACCGGCATATGGAAAGGTGGATCCGGCAGTGCTTTCCGAGCACACAGATACATACGCCTGTGTGGTGGATCAGATGATTATGGGCATCGACCAGATCAGACAGACCGATCTCAACCGGAGAGCAGGACTGAGGACAACAGACCCAAAGCAGCGGATGATCAAGACCATAGCGGGGCAGGCGAATATCCACCAGGACGCATGGTTTGCCCGCAAGTTCTTCAAAAAGGGTGTATGGGGCCAGGAGTTTACCGGTGTTGATTCCACCACTCCCACGTCCGGGCAGTTCATTAAGTTCAGTAATGCCAATTCCGATCCGGTGCCCTTTGTGGACGAGAAGAAAACGGCAATGGAAGAGGCTACCGGGCGTATGCCGAACAGGCTGGCGCTGGGTGTCAATGTGTTTAACGCATTGAAGAAACATCCGGCAATCCTGGAAAGGGTAAAATATGGCGGCTCTACAGCGAATCCTGCATCCGTCACACTGAATGTGCTGGCACAGCTTTTTGAGATCGATCGGATTACGGTGCAGAGATCCATTATGAATACGGCGGAGCCGGGGCAGGCGGCAAGGATGGAATACATCGGTGATCCCAATGCGTTCCTGCTGGCTTATGCGACAGATACTCCGTCCGTTGACGAGCCTTCTGCGGGTTATATCTTCACCTGGGATATGCTGGGAAATGGCAATATCCTCCCGGTTCTGAGCTATCCGGGAGAGGACGGCACGCACTCCGAATTCGTGGAAGGCCTTATGGCTGCTGATATGAAAAAGACAGCGGATGATCTGGCCATGTTCTTTGCGGATGCAGTGTAAGGAGGGGGATGCCATGAGACTGATTGCGAATAAGCCTTGCAGTTTTGGCGGCCGACAGTTCTATATCGGTGATGAAATACCGGCAAATCTTGTGGCAGATGCCAAGCTGCAGGAAAAGTATGGGGTAATTACCATTGTGAATGATGCTAAAAGAGGGTTGGGCGCATACGATGGCATGATTCAGATTGCAGTTAAAGGCGCCTCTAATGGACAGTATACGAAAATTTCTGCAAAGCCGGAGGAAATTCAACAGGTATTTTCCATCCTGCAGCAGAGTGCTGAGGACAGTGCCAGGGCGATCGCTGATGTGAGAAGTGAGAATGTGCTGATACTGCTTCATGCTGCGGACAGCCGCAAAACGGTCAAAAATGCGGCGAAAGAACAGGCAGATAAATTATTCTCCATACAAGGAGCTTCAAACGAATCCAGCAAGGAGAATGAAACCGCAGGCACCGATACGGAGGGAGTTGATACCTAATGGCGAAAGGTGCATACACGTATGATCCGGGAAAACTGGGAGGATTTGGCAAGGATCGAATGAGGTTTGAGCTGGGCGATACGATGGTGGAAGGTCTTTCCGACACTTCGGCGCTGACTGACGAGGAAATTCAGGCGGCAATTGAGGCATATCCGAAATCATGGAAGAGAGCAAAGCTCATGTTGCTGGAGAGCCTGTGCCGCCGTTTCGCTTACGAGGTTGACACAAAGACTGGTCCTCTGCAGTTGTCTATGCAGGAGAGAGCAAAGTTGTGGCGGGAGGACTACGATAAACTGAAAAAAGAGGTCTCAGCAGAGTCCTGCAGTATACCGCAGTTCAGAAATGGAGCACAGAATAAGCCTCCGTATTTTTATACCGGTATGCAGCAGAACGAAAGGGCTGGAGGCAGATGAACAATACAAGGATGATGTATGTAAGACCGGGGAATCTGTTCAAGGATTTCATCATCGAAGGAAATAAGCAGGTTGTGACAAGCACAGGAAGAGTGGCAAATAGCTATACCGGTGATGGGACAAAGACCTTGAAAGGGTGTTTTGCCGAGGCAACTGACGAGGATCGGACGAATCACAGTCAGAAAGACCATATCGTTACTCATACCATCGTACAGGCTGGAAGTCCAAAGGCGGAGTGTACCGACAAATTGGTGCTTGGAGAGCGCGTATTCTACATCGTTGATATTGACGATGCCGGATCGCTTGGCATATCAACGATATATTACGTTGAGGAAAGGCGGGATGTCAAGTGAATTTATGGGAAAAGGCTGAGTATGTCAATAAGAAAGGAGAGACAGTTCAAACGGAAAGAGCGATCCGGGTGAAAGTTTCGGAAATGACGGAAAATATCAACCGAAAAGTGATTTCCAGAGGTACAAGGGCAGTAAATGCAATACGAAGCGCTGAACTAAGGATCTTAAAAGGCCAGCGCAGCGGTAAGGTTTACAGAAAGCCTTATACAAAGGCAACTTATACTGCATCGGCCCCGGGGGAATCTCCTGCCAGACGTACCGGGAACCTGCGTCTGCACTGGAACGGCCAGGTAAAAGCTGACAGCGTAATGGATGGCGGCGTTACTGTGATCGCGCAATTAGAGAGTCAGGAAGCATATGCAGGAGCCTTGGAGTATGGAACAAAGAAGATTGCGCCCAGGCCATTTGTAGAGAAGATCCAAAAAGAGGCTGAGCCGGAAATCCGTAAGATTTACAGCGAGCCGTACACGTAGGAGGTAGAGAAACATGTCACTGATAACAGAGAAGCCCGTGATGACCTACAATTTGACTCAGATTGCACGTGGGCAACTGCTTTGGGGAAAACATTGTACATGGAATGAAGGGAAAGCAGGGTTTGTGACATCAGTAACAGAGGAACAGCTGATTGTGCAATATTATCCTGGGATTGGCAACGTAACAAATCATTTCATGATTCCTGTGTCGGAGGCAGTAAGTGGGCAATGGGAAATCAGATGGTCGGCCGATCTGTCGGAAGTATCTGAATACGGCATCAAGGCAGACGGAGGGCAGCAGGAAACGGAAGGGGCTGAGGGAGAAGATGAAACTGGAGGAACTGATTCATAAAAGGTTCGTCAGTTCAGAGAATCTTGTAAAGCGCCTTGCAACATTTTCCGGAGCACCTGCTGTTTTTAGCCCGGAACCACCGGGAGAGAATCAGGACGGGTGGGCAGGCAATACGCAGTACCCGATGGCGGTTTACAATTTTGACCTGCAGGCGAATGAAGAGAGGCGGAGTGCAGGAACCTTGTCGGTGTCTCTGCTATGCCAGAACACAACGGAGGTAATGCCGGAGGAAATAGAGCCGGTCATTAGGGATTGTCTGCGGGATGTGATATTAAAACCGGAAGACGGCATGCCATACTGTTTTGCGTGGGCGAGGACAGACGCGTTTTCCATAGACGAAAAGAAGGGGGATGTGACAATCGGAAGTGAAATACGGTTTGACATCCTGGAATATCCTTCTCAGGAAACGTCCGACCCTGACCCGGTTACGGCAATCAATAAATACATCAAGGGAATCTATCCGGATTGCCTGATTATGGGGTACGACAGAATGGAGGAAATAACGGAGGCGACAGCAGAGCACCCGGTGATTTACTGCCGGCTGGTCTCGGCAGATAAGTCCGAGGAAACAAATACGGTTGCATGGATGGACGGCAGAATCGCGGTCCATATTTTATGTCCGGACAGCGGAATAAGGATGAAAATGGCAGCAGCGATCGCAAACAGCATCTCGCTGGACGGAGAGATTATCATGCTGGACTATTCGCCAATGTTCATAAAGAGACTGCAGGTAAATTATAAGTCGGACTATCTGAAAGACGGCCAGATTTTTGTAACAGGTCATTATGGGCTGTTAAGGTATAAGGCAAAGCCTCATTCCTTGCAGGCAGCTCATGTGAAGTATAAGTAAGGAGGTACAGGATGGCAAAGGAAACATCAAAGGATGTCAAAGCAGCCGAAACCGCTGAAAGCAAGGCGGAAGTAACAAAGGAGCAGGCACCCAAGAAAGAGCCGGAAACCGTAAAAGAGCCTGTTTACTCAACAGGTGAATTTGCGGCCAACGCGAGGAAAATATTTAAAACCAGGCAGGAATGTGTTGTAGCAGCACTGAAAGCAGCCGGGAAGTCGGAGTGTACGGTTTCCGAGGCAAAGGAGATCGTAGAGAAATTTTTGAAGAGGGGGGTTAAGTAAGGATGGCAGGTACATTTATCTTAGGAGAAACAAAGGTTCGCCCCGGCTCTTATTTCAATATCCAGAAAAAGGGTGGTAATGCTGCCGCAAGTATCATGAATGGCGTAACAGCTGTGATCTTCAAGGCAGATTTCGGTCCGCTGAATACGGCGGTGGAATTAAGTGCCGAGGATGGTTATGAAAAGACCTTCGGAACCGGACTTACCACGGATGCAATCAAGGAGGTGATTGCAGGTGGCGCAAAGACGATCATCGCCTGCAGGGTAGGTAACGGCGGCACCCAGGGGACGATTCATCTGAAAGACGTAGACGGGGAAGATGCCCTCAGTATCACAGCAAAATATCCGGGAGAAAAGGATTTCATGGTTACGGTCCGTGAGAAACTTTCGGATTCCGCTTTAAAAGAGTGTATTTTTTATGCTGGTACAGCGGAATTTGAAAAAATTGAGTTTGCGTCCGGGGAAGGCGAGGCAAAGGCGCTGGTAGATGCCCTGGCAACCTCAAAGAATTTCAAGGCAGAGCTGAAAGAAAACAAGGGGAGTGCGGTGCTGGCAACAGTATCGCAGAGTGCTTTTACAAGCGGCACGAATCCTCAGACTACTATAGGGGACTATTCTAATGCTTTCGCCCAGGTCGAGCCGTATGAGTTTAATACGATTTGTCTGGATACAGAGGACGCGGAGATTCACCTGTTACTGCAGTCTTTTATCAATCGCATTTTTGATGCAGGATCGCTTGCACAGGCGGTTGTGGCTGAAAAGCAGTCAGTTGACCTGGAAACCAGAATGAAGCACGCAGCGGCATTTAATGACGAAAAAATGCACTATGTGCTGAATGCCCGTGTGGATGAACAGGGTACGGTAATTGATGGGTACCAGACAGCCGCAAGGATTGCCGGCATGATCGGAGCCGTATCTTCCGGCTCTTCCCTTACGCATACCGTGGTAAGCGGCTTTTCTGAGATTCTTGAAAAGCTTACCAACACGGATATGATCTCTGCAGAGAAAAGAGGCTGCATTGTGCTGAGTTATAACAAGGCAAAGCAGGTGTGGATCGACAATGCAATTAATACGCTCATCACACCGGCAGACAACCAGGACGACGGCTGGAAGAAAATCAGAAGGGTTAAGACACGTTTTGAGCTTATCCGGAGAATCAACACTACCACGGATGATCTGGTGGGCAAGGTCGACAATGACACCAACGGAAGAGCAACTGTAATTAGCCAGATACAGGGCGTCGGCGATTCCATGAGAGAGGAAGGAAAGCTGGTGGCGTGCGCTGTGACGGAAAGCAGCGTATATAAGGCGGACGGAGACAGTGCGTGGTTTGATATTGATGTGATCGACAAGGATTCTATGGAACACATTTATCTGACATTCCTGTTCCGGTTCAGCACCAATGAAGAGTAGGAGGTATAGATCATGAGAAATGAACGGGCGGCAGGTGATTCCAGACACGCCAGGACTGGTAAGGATGGAGCATTTTACAATAAGGATGGTGTCATGCTTGCCACAGTGGAGCAATTCACATCAAATGTCAGCTGGAATAATGCCAAGTACAATGTGCTGGGTGACGCCCAGGAACATGAAACGGCGAATACTTTCGCTGTCAACCTTACCATGTCGCAGATTGTAGTCGAGGATGATGAATTTATTGAGGAACTCATGAAGGCACTGGAAACGCAGATTATGCCGGTATGGGATTTCCAGGGTTCACTTCTTGGAAGAAACGGCTCGGAAGAGCGTGTAATCTACCGGGATTGCGTCCCTTCTGGGCAGGTGGACATCCAGAATGTTTCTGTAGGTGATGTAATCAAGCGTAACTGGAATTTTTTCGTCAACAGAGCACCCCGGCTGCAGTCGTTACTTGGCATAGACAGGGAGTAGTGAGGTAAGGAAAAGCGGCTTATTCAGCCGCTTTCTCCCTACAGAGCTCATCGTATAATGGGGCGTATTGCGATTCTCAAACCATCCAACCTAATATCCCAACCTTATGGACTGTAAAAAGGACGTATTAGGTTGTCTTTTTATTGTGAAAATTTTGCATTTGTGATATAATGTATTAAATTATCACAAGGAGGCAGTATAATGAAAAGAGTTGTAATAGGATTGGTGATTTGCTGTTTGTTGGAACTGACAGGATGTTCGAAACAAGAAGAATTTAGTGAAAAAAACGGGAATTCAGAAGAATTATATATGGAAGAATCAGGAGCAGATTTGGTAGAAGAAAATACTGATGAGGATAAGAAAGAATATGATATTAACCTGCCAGATGGTTTTATCATGGCGACGCAAGAGGAAATGGATGAGATCCCAGATGCCAAAGGGCTTCTTGATGCTGCTGGTAATGCATTGGGAATAATAGGCATAGTTGGAAATATGGATGTAATATTTGGCAATTATAGAGCGTTAGAGGGATTGTGTACCATTGACGCCTATGGAATAACGCCGCAGGAAATAGGGATCCTTATGTCTTTTCAGTATATATCTATAATTTCTTCACCGCAATGGAATACTGTATATGTGAAAGATGCAGATACAAAAAATACTTATTATGTTCCAGATGACCTAAGAAATACGGTTGATTTATATGATTATTCTACAGGAAAGTTGATTTCGCCAAAATCTGAAGACTATGAAGATGTTCAGGAAAGAATTGACGAGAAGGTAAAGGAAGCAGAATCTGAATTTGAAGAGAATATGGAAAATCTAAAGGATGAGACTGCAAAAACATGGTATGTTAGCGAATTGGAACTAGATGGAGAATTGATTGTTGATTCCACGGTCAGTGAAATGGTTGCTGGGTATGATTATATAAAAGATATTGTGATAGAAGTGGATGAAAGTGAAAAAGAAATAGATATTGTGGTTCAAGTGTCATCCTTAACTGATGCAGATACAGCACAAATGGCTGGTGAGGATGTCGCCAGATATCTTGCTGCACAAGCAAGTTATGCAACAAACAGCTATCGTACTTATAAGATCCCTGGAAGTGATGATTTGGGAAGCTTGTATGAACAGTATGATTTGTTGATATATGTGGATGATGGGAATCACACTTTTGATATATACGGAGCGAAAGTAACTTCGTCTAAGAGTATTACATGGAGATAGTACTATTGAATGCCGGTGCAGTATAGATTTATAGCTAAAACAGTTTAGATAATCAGGACATCCTTCCAATGGAGGGGTGTTCTTTTTAATTTTTAAGAATATGGAGGAAAAAAGATGTCAAAAGAATTTGTGAAAGGTGTAACTACGGGAGAAGGAAAGACTGCTCTGGAAAACACAGAACAGGAAGTAAGAGAGTATGAAACAGATGCAGAAGATACCAAGACATTGATCCGGGCGAAGGAAGAGGATTTCATCCAGGGCCTTATTGATGCGGCAGAGTTCGTATCAGAAGAGACGCAGCGTGTCGAGATTATCCGGGAGGGCAGGCTGTATTTTGCATTCAACATCCGGCCTCTCAGCTCCCAGGAATATGAGAAGTGTAAGAAAAAACATACCAAGTATGTGCGGAATAAGCAGCTCGGAATGAAGCTGCCGGAGGACACTGACCGGATCAAATACCAGTCCGCCCTCATTTATGAGGCGACTGTGGACGAGGACAGGGAAAAGCTGTGGGATAACCGCAAGGTATGGGACGCACTCAATGCCAAGAAGGATCGCATTATGAATGGCCTGGATGTGATCGAGTATACGCTGAAGGCCGGTGAGAAGGATAAAATCCTGGAGGCAATCGACAAACTCAGCGGTTATGATGACAATCTGGAGGAAGTGGCAAAAAACTGATAGAAGCCGGGGGAAAGGCCTGCCTGTTGCATCATATTTTTCAGACAACAGGAATTACTCCGGATGAATTTTACCAGAAACCGAAAGGAATGCAGGCTTTCATGCTTTCCTCTATGAAGATAACCTTAGAATCAAGAACAAAGAAGGGGGACGAGGATGGCTGAAACTCTTAGGATTGAGATACCCATTGAGACAGTGGACAAGACAGAGCCGGAATTATCTAATCTTGTAAAAAAGCTGGGGAAACTGGGTGAGGCAGCGGAAAACGCGGGGAATTCCGCGCAGCAGGCGAACGGGAAGGTGTCGCAGTTTGACAGGCAGGCCCAGAAAACAGAGAAAAATCTTGCCGGATGGGCAAAGGAGAAATATGCAATTCTGTTGGAAGCAAAGGACCGCTTGTCACCGCTGCTTTCCACAATGAAAAACGGGCTGAAAAGTTTTGCGGGGAAAACATGGAACGTAACAATGCGCGCCGTTGATCTCATCACGTCTCCTGTGAGAGGGATCCTAAACCTGCTGAAGAACCCCATATTCCAGGCTGGGGCGATCCTTGGGGTCAGCATAGGCCTGAAGGACACCATAGAAACCTATAAAGGCTTTGAGGCCGCCATGTCACAGGTAGAAGCCATAAGCGGTGCTACAGGGGCGGGGGTTGCAAAGCTGACAGAGAAAGCAAAAGAAATGGGTGCGACAACAAAATTTACGGCGGCAGAATCCGCAGAGGCGTTTAATTATATGGCCATGGCTGGGTGGAAAACAGAAGACATGTTGGGTGGTATTGAAGGAATCTTGAACCTGGCAGCAGCTTCAGGGGAAAGCCTTGCCACAACATCAGATATCGTGACGGATGCCCTGACTGCCTTCGGCAAGAAAGCAGGGGAGGCAGAGCATTTTGCGGATGTAATGGCAGCAGCTTCTTCAAATGCCAATACAAATGTCTCACTGATGGGGGAAACATTCAAGTATGCAGGTGCTATGGCAGGCACCCTGGGGTATTCGATTGAGGATGTAGCTTTGGCCACAGGCCTGATGGCAAATTCGGGCATCAAGGGTAATATGGCAGGCACGGCACTGAACTCTGTCTTTACTAGGCTTTCCACGAACGCAAATGGGGCAGCAGATGCCCTGAAGGAACTCGGGATAGATTTTTTTGATTCCAACGGGAAAGCAAGGCCGCTTATAAAAGTGATTAATGAATTGCGTGAGGCAACGGCAGGGTTTACAGATGAACAGAGGGCAATTCTTGGTAACACAATTGCCGGAACCTATGCGCAGAAAGGTTTCCTGGCGATCCTGAATGCCACGACAGAGGACTATAACAAACTGTATGAGGCTGTAAACCATGCAGACGGATCAGCAGCCAGGATGTCTGAAATAATGCTGGATAACCTGCAGGGATCCCTTACTTTGCTGCAGAGCGCTGTGGATGGGGTGAAGATTTCTTTTGGCGAAAGGCTGTCACCTTACGTGAGGGGGCTTGCAGATTGGCTTACAGCCCAGATGCCGGTAGTCGAGCAGGGCTTGAATGAATTCATGGACTGGATTGATACAAAAATTGATCGGATGCAGAGGAAATTTAATGCGATTGCGGATACAAAGGAATGGCAGGATGCAGATTTCTTTGGGAAAGTTAAAATAGTCTGGGACGAATTTATAACTGAGCCGTTTTCTAAATGGTGGAGCAGTACAGGAAAGGCAAAGTTCGCGGATTTTGCGCAGGAGATTGGTTCAGGAATTGGCGCTGGATTAAAAGCTGGTATTATGACGCTGTTGGGGATTGATCTTGGGGAAACACTGGAGGAAGGAGTGAGCATTGGTGCATCGTTTGCAAAAGGTTTCTCAGAGGGATTTGATTGTAGTGCAGTATCAGAAAAATTATGGCAAGGATTTAAGAATCTGCTGTCAAATGCTGGGAAATTACTTCCGGGAGGAGAAGCAGCAGGTTTATCTTCCGTGGTATCAGCTGTGATGCTTAGCAAAATAGCCACACCGTTTATCGGCATGGGAAGAGGGGTGATCGGCATTGGAAAGGGATTATTTGGAACAAATCCCGCAACAGGAGTGTCTCTTGTAAGTTCCTTAATAGGATCAACTGGAAACGCAATGGTAAGCGGTTCCGGAATACTTGGGACAATGGCAAACATAGGATATGGCTTGACAGGGGGCAGCAGTACGGCTGGGATGTACTTTGGGAATATGGCAGGTGCAATGTCAGGAAGTACGGCGGCACTTGTAGGGGCTGGTTCCACTGCAGGAGCGCTTGTAGGGACAGCAGGATTGATTCATGGCGGAATGGATCTTTATACTGGCTTCACTACGGATGATGAAGAAAAAGCCAAGGTCTATAAAAAAGCCGGCGCAGTAGAGGTAGGAGGCACACTGGCAGGCGCAGGGGCAGGTGCCGGAATAGGGGCAGCCATCGGGGCAATGTTTGGCGGAGTCGGAGCTGTTCCAGGAGCACTGATCGGCGCCGGTGTTGGAGCAATAGGAAGCTGGATCGCTGGAAATAAAATCAAGGAGGAATACGAAAAAAGTGTAGAGGAAATGCAGAAGGAGGCGGAAAAGGCTCAGAAAGTATTTCAGGCTACCGGCCTGTCAATTGAGGATGTCAAGTTTAAGAATGAGGCATTGACGCAGGCGATGAATGATTCCGAAGTCTCGGCAGAGCAGTTTGCAAAGAAGTTCCAGGAGGAATGTGCAAATGTGGCCAAGAAGGCTTTTGGAGATATTTCCCTGTCACTGGCAGAAGTTAAGAAGGTGGCGAGAGAGATTACCTTCGCCGATATGGCCGAGGAACTGACTGAGTTTGCGCAGGCCACTGTAGAAATGGACGCGGTGCTTAATAATCTGAAGTCCTCAGTTGTTTCTCTGAAAAAGGAGAACTGGAAGGTAGGTCTTGGCATGGAATTGTCCGAGACGGATAAGGACGGTTACAAAGGAGCGATTAAGAATTTCATCAGCAATGCACAAGCATTCATTAATGATAACCATTATGAAGCGACAGTGGCATTAAAGCTTTTGATCGGCGGGGAGACAGATACTTCCGGGCTGGATCGTTATTACGGAGGTTTAAAGAGTCAGATGGAAGAGCTGGGTGCCCAGTTGGCGGAAGCCATGAATGCGGCGTTGGAGGACAATCTGGTTACGCCGGAAGAAGCAGCGGGGCTTGAGGATCTACAGAACCAGATTTCAGCGATTACCAATAAGCTGACAGAAGCTAAGACAGATGCAGAAATGCAGGCGCTTCAGATTAAGTATCATGGCGCTGCTTTGGCTATAGATAGTTTCAATGCCTTGCAGGAAGAATTGCAGGCATATGTAGCATCTGCATCTGAGCAGTATGAGAGTGCTCTGGCATTGACACTTACCAACCTGAATTTGCAGCTGGCAGATGCGGAGCTCAACTATAACAATGAAATGCTTACAGAGGAAGAGTATCAGCAGATGCGAGATGAAATACAGCGTCAGATGGATGGGGCGACGGAAGGGTATTATGCACAGATAAACGGATTGAACGCAAGGGTAAGCACCTTTAATTTGGACAGTATTGCTACGGCATGGGATTCGGAGCTTTCCGGAATTATGCCGGATATTGAGGGGGCGACCACGGAGAAATTGACGGAGGCCCTGAACAGTGCATTGCTGGTGCATCCGGATGTAAAATCATGGACGCCGCCGGATGTAATAAGCTGGATGGGCCTTGATAAGCTGAATCTTGATCCGGCAGATCAGACCGTGATTGCAGCGGAGCTGATCCAGACAGCGTTTGCGGTTCCGGATGGTACCAAAGAGCAAATTCTGCAGAATTTCAAAGACCAGGTTCCTACAGCAGAAGAGATTAAGGCGGCGATTGACTGGGATTCTTTGACGAATAACAAGCTGAATGACATATTGAAGGAGGCAGGAGCTATCACACTGGACGGCGGAGTTAATCAGATTGATATGGTTCTTCCGGATTGGGCGGCTATGTTTGGAGAGAATTATGAGGAATACATCAACCAGCAGGCAGAGCTTATCCATGATGCATTGCAAAACAGCAAAAGTGAAGAAACGCTTAGCTCATTTATGGAGCAGTGCATGAGTGATTCTATTGGAGAGTTCGATTTCTCATCAGTAATGGAACAGTATGGTCCAATCTCGAATGAGTATTATGAGCAGCTTGTAGCGGAGCGGCAGACGGCGGGGACGAATTTTGCCACCTCTCTGAACAATGGGGCATCCACAAGCCTATTAGAAGCGTCCTCTCTTTTGCGAAGCAGCTTGCAGACATCACTTGATGCAGCTATTACAAGCCCGTTTTCGATAAGTCCCACAGTAAATGTGACGCCAAGCTATAACTGGACGTTGCCTGATGTTGACAGCAGGAACGGTGGGAGTAGTCATACGAGTACAAGCGGTGCAAGTCATGGCGGTGGAGGCCGGAGATTTGCGACAGGCGGATATGTAAGTGGAGGTCCGCAGTTGTCATGGCTGGCAGAGGAAGGGTATGGAGAGTTTGTTATCCCGACAAATCCGAGCCGCAGGGCAAGGGCGCTGGATTTATACCAGCAAGCGGGAGTTGCGCTGGGCGTGTCTGCTTATGCAGATGGAGGTTTTGTAGGAGGCTCAAATTTGAGCGACAATGCGACAGACTATAATTTATTCACTGGGGCAAGTAGAAATGTTCCTTTAGCCCATAACGAAATCACAGAGGGTAATTATAGCGGGGAAACAGCAGAAACCTATGAGCCTTCCTCTGCCGGAATGTCTGGTATTGCGGGCGGCACACCGGTAAAAGTAAAGGTGGAGCTGTCACCGGAATTTGTTATCCATGGCGGTGATGGGCAGAGTGAAGAGGATATTATGCAGGTAATTAGAAAGCATTTGAAGGAAATGGCCGACGAGCTGGGCGGTGAGATTGCCGCAAATCTGAAAGAGGTCTTTTCCAATATGCCATTGAAGGAGGCGTAAGCTATGAATATTAGATTGATTCCTGCCGGGAGCGGTTCAAAGTTTACGTTTCCGGCATTGCCGGAAAAAGTGCAGGGCAAGTATGGGGCGAAGTACCAGAGTTTTGACATCATATCCCAAGGAACCGTAAAGGTTCCGAAGGGAACGGATGTGGTAGAGTTTTCATGGGATGGAGTGTTTTTCGGAAAGTCAAAGAAGAATGAGCCAATTGTAAAGAAGAATAGCTGGAAAGAGCCGAATGAGTGCGTGAAAATTCTGAGTGACTTCATGAAGAATGAAATAGTATTGAATCTGATCGTGACGGAAACGTGGATTAACGTGGATGTCACGATTTCTTCCTTCCAGCCAAGGCCCACAGGCGCATACGGAAATGTGGAGTATTCTATAACCTTTGTGCAGAAAAGGCCTCTCCAGATTTACACCACGAATGAGTTGCAGATCGCAAAGTTCGTGAAGAAAACCAAACCGAGAAATGATTCCAGTGGTTCTTCCGGAGGTGGTGGCGGCTCCTATATAGTGGTGAGCGGTGATACTCTGTGGGGCATCGCGGCCAAGAAGTTAGGGAGCGGCAGTAAATGGACCTCTATCTATGACGCAAATGCCGGCATAATCGAGTCAGAGGCAAAGAAACATGGAAAAGCCAGTTCCGATCACGGCCATTGGATATGGCCTGGAGAAGTCCTGACAATACCAGGATAGGAGGTGTCCACGCCATATCCAGGATAGGAGGTTTCCATGATTGATTTAACTAAGCTCAAGTACCGGGTGGTAGTGATGGACGAATCCGGGAACCAGTACAACATCAAGGATTTTATCCAGAATTTAGGATGGGAAGAGAATGAAAATGAAATATCGGTGCGCTCTTCCTTCACAGTCAGGAATGATAATACCTCAAAAGGATATTTGTCGAGCATCATCAAGCCGGGATGTCTGGTGGGCATTTTTGCAACGGACGGCGGTCCGTTGGACGAGGAAGTAGCCAGGGGCTATGTGGAAACCTGGAACTCAGTGGAAAAGAACAGCGGGAACAACCTGAAATGCACCTGTTACGACGAGCTGTATAAGCTGCAGAAAAGCCAGGACAATCGGTATTTTCCTTCTGGTACCGGCACGAAGTCGGCGCTCCAGGGGATATTCGATGATTGGGAGATTCCGCAGGGAGAGTATGAGGGACCGAACGCTTCTCACGGGAAACTGGTCTATAACAACAAGTATCTGTCTGATATGATACTGGAGCTGCTGGATGATGCGGTAAAGAAAGGCGAAGAAAAGTGCATCATCCGGGCGTCAAAAGGCTATACGAATGTTATCCCGAGGGGCAGCAATGAGACGGTGTATGTGTTCAGGGTGGATAATACACAATCATTCAACCAGATCATCAGCACGGCAAATCTCATTACCAGAGTAAAGGTAGTGGGCCAGGCAGAGGATGAGGGAAAGCGGAGCGTTGATGCCACTCTGAACGGAGAAACGAAATATGGCATCCGGCAGAGGATTTACACCAGGGGATCGGACGAAACACTCAGTGATGCAAACTCAGCCGCCCAGAAGATACTTGACGGCGAGGGCAAAATAAAAAAGGAAATGACAGTGCAGAGTCCGGATGTTCCCTTTGTCCGAAAGGGCGATCTTATCTACGTCATAAGCGGTTCGGAGTCGGATTATTACTATGTGAAGAGCATCCAGCATAATGCGGACGTTTACAGCATGACAATGGAGTTGGAGTATGCGGAGCTGGAGAAGACAGGCGGCAGCGGCAATAGTGCCCTGGAGAAGAAAGATTATCAGGTGGGAGATCTTGTGAATTTTCACGGCGGTACCCATTATGTCAGCAGCTATCCCGGTTCAAAAGGGTACAATGCGAGAGCAGGAAAGGCTAAGATTACGATTAAAAACGGTTCTGGGAAAGCGCATCCATGGCATCTGATCCATACCGACAGCGGCAGCAATGTCTATGGATGGGTGGACGATGGAGCATTTGATTAAGGGGGGCGGCACAGATGGAAGGGTTTGACGGGCATCCCGGCACAAGCAAGCTGGCGAGCGTTCTCAGCCAGCGAATGAAAAAAGAGAATGAATCTCCCCTAATCCTGGATTTTGGAGAGATACAGGCAAACTACAGCCTGGTAACTAATACCTTCCCGGTTCCGATTCCGAAAGGAGATTACTCAGTTTGCAGGCATGTAGGAAGTCTGAGCTTTACAATTTCAGATGGAGGTCATGACGGACACGAGGGGCAGACAAGTACATATAATACCGGAGGGCATAAGCATACAGTAAAGCCGCCGTCAATCAAGCCAAGAGATCGTGTGCTGGTTGCCTGGGTGCAGAGTGAGGCGGTAGTGATAGATGTAATCGAAAAAGCATAAGGAGGCGAGACAAATTGTCACAACCACTATTCCCGGTGATCCAGGTACCAGAGTTTACACCGGAGAACGCAGGATATGATACCGAATACAGGCGGAGCGCTAAATGGGACCCGGCAGCCGGCGATTTTGTCAGGGACGGCGCAAACCGCATGGTAGAGTGTGATGGCAGAGAGGCTTACGCTATATGGTGTTTCAAGATTGCACAAACAGAACGGTACCGCTGTCTTACATATCCGGATTCTATTGGAGCTGAAATGGAGCGTGCCTTGGATAATGACGATGAAGAAACGGTTGAATCCATGGTACAGAGAACAATCACAGAGGCACTTATGGTAAATCCAAGGACAGAGGACGTCCTGGATTTTGAGTTTTCCTGGGACGGTGACAGTATGCACTGTAGGTTCAAGGTAAAGGGGGCCGATTGGGATGAAGAAATTATAATCACGATTTAAGGGGGTGAGAATAGATGCAGCCGGAATTTATAAGGCCGGATTTTATCGAAAACAATAGTGCGGATGAAATTCACCAGAGGATGATGAACAATCTGCCACCGGACATAGATGATATGCCCGGCGGGTTCCCCTACGACTTCACTAAGCCCGCGGCACTGGAGAAAGATGAGTTTATCAATTACCACCTGGTAAGGGCACTGATGATAGCTTTCCCTCAGTACGCATGGGATGAATGGCTCGATCTGCATGGACAGCAGGTGCATCTTGAAAGGCACCAGCCGAAGAGCGCATCGGGAAAAGTAAAGGTCACTGGAACTCCAGGGGCAATGATTGCAGCAGGAACAGTATTCTGCACACCGGCAACAGACAGCGGGCCGTCCATTGAATTTCGCTCCACGGAAGAAAAGGAGATTGAAGCCGATGGGATGGTCCTTATTCCTGTATCAGCGGTGGAAAGCGGCAAGGGTTCCAACGTGCCAGCGAATACTGTAAGCCTCATGGTGAAACCGGATAAGAACGTCACAGAGGTAATCAATCCAGAACAGATCAGAGGCGGCACCGAAAGGGAAAGCAACGATGCTTTCTACGACCGGATAGCTGCAGAATATGAAAACAGCATGACATATCTCGGCAATGATTCCGATTATGTGCGCTGGGCCAAACAGGCAGGAGCAGGAGATTGCGTTGTGGTGTCTGTTACCGAAGGTCCAGGAACCGTCAAGCTGGTGCTTGTGGACGGGAATGGCCAGCCAGCGAATGAAAAGCTGGTGCAGGAGGTTTACAATTACATTGTTTCTCCGGACGACAGGAGCAGAAGGTTATTACCGACAGCCTGTTCCAGACTGATATGCGAGCCGGCAACCACGGTAAGGGTAGATTTTACGATTACCGGGCTTATCTATGACGAGACGACCGGCATTGAGCAGATCAAGGAGGATTTCACTAAGGCGGTCAAGGCTGTTTATTCCGAAGCAAAGAAGGAGGGCATCCTGAGATATAACAATGTGAGGCCGTTGATCTCAGACATTGCCGGAGTGGAGGATTTTGATATTTTCCTCATGAATGATAATACGAAAAATCTGAGTTTAGGCAGCGAAGAGTACCCGGAGACAGGCGCTCTTAATTTTAGTTAGGGGGCGGACCGATGGAAAAATTCGATTTAGAGAACTTTCCTACAAGCGAGAGCGCTAAGAAGATGCTCAGCTATGTGTCGGACGGATTTTATGACAAGTCTTATGTGGGCAAATGGTTATTTCAAGTCATGGGGTTGGAGTATGATACAGCGTTAAAAATTGCGGAGGATTTGCCTGCACAATTCTTTCCGGAAACTGCTACATGGGGACTGATGTACCATGAAATCAAGTGGGGATTGCCAGTGCGGTTGAACCTATCTTATGAGGATCGGCGCAAACTAATTTATCGAAAAAGAGACTGCCGGGCACCTATGACACCATACCGCATGGAGGAATATCTGAAAAAGGAAATTGATTTTGAGGTATATGTGGCGGATTGCCATGATCCTGGCGCATTTGGGAATATAGCCGCGCACCCAAATATATTCAGGGTAACATTTGTAGGAGAAGGAACGCTGGATATAAAGAATGTCAGGGAAATATTGAAAAAGATTAAGCAGTCACATACTACATACATCATAGAAGATATGGTATTGACAAATATCAACAGTAAAGATTTGGAAAATGTGGAATTCATCCATATGGATGTGCAGGCCTTTTTTTATTATTTCAAAAGGATATTGAACGGCGGCTGGCTGCTGGACGGCTCTGTAAGCCTTGGCCAGATACCCATATGCGAGATAGACATGGGGATCTCCATAGGAACCATAAGGGCAGTCCGGAAAGAAAAGGCAGATTTCTGTTCGCTTGGCATTTTCGCCGCGCTCCCCAGGGTGTCTGTAGAGAACCAGTACAGCATGGAAAACGGGTGCAAATTTGATTTATCTGGACTTCAAGATGTAGGAATGAAAGATACTGGGGTAACTATCCCTGTGCGCGTGGAAACGGGGGCGGGGGCGGATTCTGTAACCATAGAAAAAGATTTGTGGCGTCTGGACGGACAGTTCAGGATGGACGGCTCAAGGATCCTGGATGCCGAAACGAGGGAGGAGAGGTTATAAGATGGCAGATGCAGTAGTAACACTGATCGCAAGGAAAAAGATGGTAAGGGCCAGGGCAGGGGAGGCGGCGCTTCCGCCCATAGTCGGTATGGCATTCGGGACAGGCGGGGTGGACAGTGGCGGGAACCCGGTACAGCCGCTAGTCAGTGATAATGGGCTTAAGAATGAAGTATTTCGGAAAGCGGTGGACAGCCATGTGTTTACGGATGATACTACATGCCGGTATTTATGTACGCTGGCGGCCAGTGAGTGCGTGAATGAGGAGATCAGTGAGCTGGGGTTGTACGATTCAGAGGGCGATATTATTGCAATCAAGACATTTAAGAGCAAAGGGAAAGATGCTGACTTAGAAATGACTTTCCGTGTGGATGATATTTTCTAATAGATGAGAAAAGGAGGAGATGGCCATGGCGGATTTTGAAATACCGGAGAATCCGGAGTTTTCACAGCAGGTAAGGAAATTTGAGACTACGGATCCAGCACATGCGGATTTATTTAATGCAGTGGTTCAATCTTTGCTGAACAATGATGCTTTTTTGAAAATAGTAACGGAACAGTTACAGCAAACAATCACACAGCACATGGCTGATGCAGCCAACCCCCATAAGATAACTGCAGATCAGCTGGGGCTGGGTGCTGTGGACAACACGGCAGACACCGACAAGCCAGTGTCCACAGCACAGCAGGCGGCGCAGGATGCACTCTATACCCAGCTGGCAGCGTATGTGGACAAAAAGACTGCAGATCTGATAAACGGTGCACCGTCCACGCTGGACACGCTGGGCGAGATAGCGGATGCAATGGCGGAGAGTGCAGACGTTGTTTCCGCACTGAATTCCGCCATAGGTACAAAAGCGAATGCTGCGGAGTTTGATAGCCATATGAAGGACAAAACGGCGCATGTGACGGAGGCGGAGCGGAGAGAGTGGAACAGCATCACACCGGAAAAAATAGAGACAGAAGTATCTCGCGCTAAGGCAGCGGAGGAAGCCAACAAAACGGCCATAGAGACAGAAGTATCTCGCGCTAAGGCAGCGGAGGAAGCCAACAAAACGGCCATAGAAGCGGAAGTAATCCGCGCCAAGGCAGCGGAAAAACAAAATACCCATCCTACTACAAGTGGATATAAACACATTCCAAGCGGAGGCTCATCTGGTAAAATACTGAAATGGAGTGCAGATGGCACTGCTAAATGGGATGATCATTATCCCTGTTTAATACATGAAAGCAGTCAGTATAGCGCTTTATATATTAGCAAAAATGAAGAGCATATAATACATGAAATAAGTGGTCTTCCAAGTGATCATTATGTAGTATTATGCCTGAAGTTTAATTCAGACTTCCTCAATGAGAACTTATCTTTAGATAACACCTATTATTACTTGGATTTATTTGTAATATACGATTACGGTAAATATTATCTGAAGACATTTAAGTTCTTTGAAAATACCGATATTAATGATCTTATTGATATTGGGTATCCTCCAGAAATAGGCTACCATCAAGGAGATAAAACACAATTCTGTTATGATTATAACTGTGTTAAAAGTTTTTACCCAAGTAATGATGGAAAAATATCAATTGGAGTATCATTAACTGGATATTATGGCGATAAAAGGCTTGCAAAGGAGATTATATCTGGAACGTTTGATACTTTAAATTTTAATATTGACACTTATGTAAAAGTAATCGACCTTGGATAGAACGGAACCGCATGAGATACAGGATCAGGGACAGCCCCGCAATCAATATCATGCAGGGGCAGGAAGTAAATTCTCTGCGGAGGCATAAAAAAATATATTTTATCATTGGAATCAGGCGACTGCTTTTGGGCAGCCGCTTTTTTCACACAAAAATCTTATAAAGGAGGGTTTCACTATGAAGGACTTCTGGAACACGGTTCAACTCATCTTTGCAGCCATCGGAGGATGGCTCGGTTACTTCCTGGGCGGCTGTGACGGGCTGCTGATCGCACTGGTGGTGTTCGTGGTAGCGGACTATATCACCGGCGTGATGTGTGCGGTGGCTGACAGGAAGCTGTCCAGCGAGGTGGGGTTTAAGGGCATCTGCAGGAAGGTGCTGATTTTTATCCTTGTGGGGATTGCAAACATCCTTGATGTGCAGGTTATCGGCACGGGAAGTGTCCTTCGGACGGCTGTCATTTTCTTTTACCTTTCTAATGAGGGTGTGTCCCTTTTGGAGAATGCCGGACACCTGGGGCTGCCTATCCCGGAAAAGTTAAGAGTCGTTCTGGAGCAGCTCCATGACCGTGCGGAGAAATCGGATAAGGAGGGCGAGCAAACATGAAACTGGTGGAAAGCATTTTGACAAAAAATCCCTGCTACACGGCAGGAAGGAAGATCACGGTAAAAGGGCTGATGCTCCATTCTGTAGGCTGTCCGCAGCCGAAGGCGTCCGCATTCATCAGCAGTTGGGATAGTCCGTCGCATGACAGTTCCTGTGTCCATGCGTTTATTGACGGCAACACGGGAGTGGTTTATCAGACACTCCCCTGGAACCACAGGGGATGGCATGGGGGCGGCAGCTCCAACAATACACATATTGGTGTGGAAATGTGTGAACCTGCTTGTATCAAATATACTGGAGGGGCTTCCTTTACCTGTTCGAACCGGGAAGAGGCGATGGCTGTGGTGAAGCGTACCTATGATGCGGCAGTGGAGCTGTTTGCGTTTTTGTGCAGTAATTATGCATTGGATCCTCTTGCGGATGGCGTGATCGTCAGCCACAAGGAAGGGTATGACAGAGGGATTGCTTCGGGGCACGGGGATCCTGATCATCTGTGGAATGGACTCCAGAGCGGCTACACGATGGATGGCTTTCGCAAGGCGGTCAAAACAGCAATGGGCGGAGAAACTATTGGCGGCAGCCGCGCAGAAAGATATACGAAGATCATGGGAAATGCTGTGGCAACGGCGGAGCAGATGAGGGCATATCTCAAAGCGAAGAACCCGGAGGCAGCACCATCCGTATTGGACATGATACTGTTGTACCTTTCCGAAGGGGAGGCAGAGGGTGTGCGGGGAGATATCGCGTTTGCACAATCATGCTTGGAAACTGGAAATTTTACTTTCTGCGATTCTGCGGTCACGCTTGACCAAAACAATTTTTGCGGCATGGGTGTGACGGAAAAGGGGATGAAAGGAAAGTCCTTTGCAACACCACAGCTTGGCATCCGGGCGCAAATACAGCACCTGAAAGCCTATGCTTCCACAGATGAACTGAGGAATTGGTGTGTTGACCCCAGGTTTAAGTATGTCGTTAGGGGCTGTGCTGAATATGTGGAGTGGCTTGGCATCCAAGAGAATCCGCAGGAGAAGGGCTGGGCTGCTGGTGCAGGGTATGGAGAAAAGATAATCAGAATTTTACACGATATCCTTGAAATACCAGAAGAGAAAGAAAAGGAAAAAGCGGAAGAATCATGGTACCGTGTCCGCAAAACCTGGGAAGACGCAGGGTCACAGATCGGGGCTTTTTGCCGTCTGGAGGGCGCGAAACGTTGTGCGGATAATAACCCTGGATATTCTGTCTACGATGAAACCGGAAAAGTGATTTACAGCCCTACAGCGGTTTTCAAGCCCTATCAGGTTCGGGTGGACATCCCTGATCTGAACATCCGTCGGGGACCGGGTACCAACTATATCACGACGGGGAGATATACCGGGAAAGGCGTTTTCGCTATTGTGGAAGAATCCAACGGTCAAGGTGCCTCCAGGTGGGGGAAGCTGTTGTCTGGCGCTGGTTGGATTGCACTGGATTTCTGCAAAAGATTATAGAATTTCTATTGAAGGATAGGAACTATATGAAAAAGCAATTCTTTTTGCTCACTAAAATATTTATAAACGGTTGATGTTTTTTCTATAGTATGCTACCTTTCCATAGGGAACATTTTTTAGCGTTAGTAACGCGGTTAGTGACAAAAAAAGAGGAAAACGCTGTATTTATATGGATTGACTGAAAATCGGAGTTTTTTGCAACAAAACAAGGCTTGTTTACAACATGGCATATCAGCCACGAACTTTTTGCGGTATAATAGACGCAGACAAAAACAATCGGCGTCAGAAGAAACGTCGCAGCAGGAATCACTGCCTGTGCGGTTGTTTCAAGAAAGATCAAGAAAGACAAAGGGTAAAGGATGTGTGAATTTATGGAGGGTTTTCAGGCACAGACGGACACGGATATTTCCGCATCAAAGAAAGCTGTCTGCGTGGCAGTCTGTGATGACGAACCGCTTATGCGGGACAGCCTTGCGGAAAAAGTAAAGAAGGCATTTCCACAGGCTCAGACAGAGCTGTTTTCT